TCACGCGGCACTCCCTACCAGGCCGGCACCGGTGATCCCCTTGGTGGAAGTAGTAGGCCCACCTGCGCCAGGTTTCACAAGACCCTCCGGTGAATCGTCGATCACGCCGCAAATCTTCATGGGGGGCAGAGTGTAGCCATCCGGCGCAAGGACCCCCTCATACTGCCCCAGGGCCTCCAGGGCGAGGGCGTACAGGCCGCCATCGAACCACCGACGAGCGATGCGGTAGAAGTAGGCCCAGCCCTTCCCACCCATGCGCTCGTCGCGGTTGTAGTCGTGCCACGACTTCTCATGGCGCAGCTTCTCCAGCAGCATTTCAAAGCACGCGCGATCCTCTGGCTTCGGCTTCGAGCCTCCTTCCAGGATGCTCTTGATCCGCTGCCATTGCTCATCAGAGACACCGACTGGAATCTTGATCTTGTTACTGCGGTGCCATTCGATCATCGGGTCCTTACTTCCGCCCGATCGCGCAATGGTGTTGTCGCCGACAATCTCCACTCGCACCCGCAGAAGCTCCAGGATGCGCTTCTTGTCTGCCGGATTCAAGGTCGTCACGTTGGCCTTGACCTGGTCAATCGTCTTCCGCATGGCGTCGGCCCGCTGCTTTTTGCTGTCGACCTCTTCCAGCCACTCGGCAATGCGATCCTGCTCCTCGCGCAGCTTCTGCTCCTTGGCGGCGATCTCCCCCTTCAGCTCGTCGATCAGCTTCATGTCCATCTCGTCGTCCTCGTCGAGAGAGGCCGCGAGCATGGCGATCTTCTTCCGTCGAGCGTTGCGCAGAGTGTTCAGCGCGGCATCGATCTCCTTCGAGCGCGCACGGTAAGACTCGGCTCGCTCGGGAACGCTTCCGAGCCACTTGTCGACCATGCCCATGATGGCCTCGGGGTCGCTTATGAGCTTCGAGACCTCGTCCCACACCAGCTCTTCGACCTCCTCGCCAGGGATCGGCTTGCAGTCGTGCCCCTCGGCCGCGGTTGCGGGGTTGGAGCACCGGTACGAGAGGTCGTCCGTGTCGTGCCGGTGCACCCCGTGGCGACCGTGGCCACACACGCTGAAGAGGTGGCCCGACAGGAGGTGACTGCCGTAGTTCGTCCGAGGAGCCCCCTTCATGTCGTCCAGGACGGCCTCCAGCGCCTTGCGCCGCTCCTCGGATTCGAAAAGGGGGGGCAGCTCCAGGCGGTAGCTCGTCATGATCTCCTCGCCGTCCTCGTTCACGCCGGAGAAGCTGAAGTCGACGTACCCTCGGACGGCCAGTCGCAGGCGGAGGACCAGGTTGTCTCCCGTCCACTGCTTGCCGGTGCGAGTGAAGCGCTTGAGCTCGTTCAGAGCGTTGGCGGCTTCCCCGCGGCTCATCTTGCCGTCAACCAGGAACTCAGTCGCCTTGAAGATGTTCTTCTGCTCCGCAGGGTTGATAACCGGCTCGCCGTCTTCGTCAAGCATGTAGCCGTAGGGCGGCGTACCGCTGGCCCAGCCGCCTCCGGAGACCTTCTTGATCCGGCCACCCATCGTGCGCTCCAGGATCAGGGCGTGCTCGACCTCAGCCATGTATGCGAGGAGGGAGAGCTGGATGCCGAACATCTGGTCTTCGGAGTCGATCCGGCCGTCAGCAGTCGCGACGCGCACGCCGTGGTCGGTGGCGTCGTAGACCCAGCGATGGATGTTGCGCATAGTTCGCCCGATGCGGTCCAGCTTGGCGAACACAACTACGTCGATCAGACCCGCCGCGATGTCTTCGGTCAGCCGATCCAGCTCGTCTCGGTGTGCAAGTTTGCCAGAGACGCCTCCATCGCAGTACACGTCCACGATGGTGTGGGGCGTATGGCGTAGCTGGTACGTGACCCACGCTCGGCTCCGCTCCTCTTGAACGTCTAGGCCGTAGCCGTCGAGCTGCTTGGCAGTGGAAACGCGCAGGTAGATAGCTACGCGGAGCGTCTTGCGTTTCCGCGGCAGAGTCTTGGTTCGCATGATTCCCCCACGTGGCTGGGCGCGCGAACGCGCGAAGCCCCCCGCGCCTGTCGGCCGGGGGGCGCGTTCACGCCGTGTGTAACTGTAGCTGGATTAGTGCAACTTGACCACCGGGCCAAGGAGGATCCGCGCGAGGCGTTCCCGCTCTGCCGGCGTCCATGTCGTCTTCCGCCACTCGACGGTCACCGCGGGCCTGTCGCTCACGGTGCCACCCAGCCGTTGTTGCTGGTCGCCCGGCGGTGCGGCTGGCCGTAGTGATCCACGGGGTCACCGCAGATGAAGCACGGACCGTTCTTCATGAACTCGGCCTCTATGCGCGCGCGGTCGAGCTCGTTCACGTGGTAGACCGCGGTGCCGTACTTGGCCTCCAGCAAGTTGAACTCCACGCGGAGGCGGTCAGCCTCCCGACTCAGTCCGAGGCCGGTGTGGAAGATCCGCTTCGGGCGCCGGCCACGCAGCCGGCCGAAGGCGGCCACACCATGCAGGGTGTAGACGTTCTCGCGGTTGAACTCGGGGTAGCGGCGCGCCTGGTGGAACCCGTAGACGATCAGGATGTCCTCGGGCGTGATCGGGTCGAGCGACTGGAACTCCTGCGTCACTTGCACACTGCCCGGTTTTCGAACGACGCCCGCGACTCGGACGTCAGGTGGAACCCGCCGAAGTCGCAGGCGTGCACCCGGTGCTCGATCTTCAGACCCCGCCTGCTGCCGGCGGCGTCACCGCGCCTGCTCCGCTTGGCCTGCGCCCGCCCGAGCGCCTTCTCGGCGTTGCGCGAGCTCATGAAGTCCCGCTTCCCGCACTTGCACGTCTTCCAGTCGCACGTCACAGCTCTTGGATTCCCTTCGCTCCGCCCGTCCTGCGGGTCGTCTTCTTCTTCGTCTTCAGGCTCGGGTCGTCCTTCGTGAACTTGTCACACTTACACGACAGGATGTGGCACTTGCCGCGGGACGACCCGTCGATTGCGTGGTTGTTCGGGCTGTGCCCGCACTCGGGGTTCCAGCAGTAGCCGGGCCAGCCCTCCGCCTTGCCATCGGCGTTGGCCAGGATGATCCCCGACGAGGTGAGCGGCACGACCCGGCCGGTCCCTCCGATGTGCACCTTCTTGGCAAAGGCTTCCGCCTCGGCCGCGGCTCCGAAGGGGCCGATGTTCAGGCCCTTCGTGCCATCAGCCCAGGTGTGGACCAGGACGACGAGGTCGCGCATCTGGAGCATGTCGCCGATCTCCTTGATCAGCGCCTTCGCCATCTGCTCGGGACCCTCGAAGGTCTCGTCATCCATGATGTCGACGACCCTCTTGATCTCGTGCGTCCTAGGGGTGATCCTCACGGACGCTCGCCCTCGGGAACGTCCTCGACGTCGACCACCTCGCACCAGGACTCGACGTACTCGGCGACTTCCTGCTCGACCAGCTCGCTGGCCTCCGCCTCGTCCTTGCCCTCCGGGTCGAAGTCGTCGTCGACCTCGAAGTAGGCGGTCCTCTCGGTGTTGATGTAGGGGCCGCTCACGCTGACCTTCAGGTACTTCATCAGCCGACCACCAGGTCCGCGGCGCGGGCCGAGCGAGCGATGCGGATCTGCTCGCGGGCGTGCTCGATGTCGTTACGGAAGTGGTCGACGATCTCCTGCTTCGCCTCGGTGAGCGTCAGCGGGGTCGCATACTCGGAGGCGAACTTGATGGGGAGGATCTTGGGAAACGCTGCGTCGCTCCAGTCGACGAAGAACTTCTCGCGGGCCACTGTGTGCTCCTCTCGTCCGGCTGCCATCGTCAGGAGGTGGGCGCCACCCCACCCCGACCCCCTTACGGGGGTTTCGGCGACACTTACACATTCACTCCGCGAGCGGCTTCACGAAGCGGGGGTCGACGTACTGGATGCCCCCCTGCGCCTCGACCTTGACGTCACCCTCCCCGTCGCGTGGACCGACCAGCGTGCCCTTCACCTCGCCCGTGAAGAGCACGGCACCACCGGAGGCGGTCTCGGCCTCCGCGCTCACGATCACACGGTCTCCGAGCTTCAGCCGGGCGCCGAGCGCTGCCTCCAGCTCGCTCACCAGGCTCCCGAGGTCGCCGTGCGAGTCCTCCCACTCGTCGATGCGGGCCTCGTCGTACGCCTCTTGCGACACGCCCTCCTTCAGGTCGCCGCCGTCGTTCAGGAAGTCGCAGATGCGCTCCTCGCGCTTGTCGTACGCCTTGCGGTACCGGGCGATGATCTCCAGGGCGGTCTCGGGCTTCGTGTTCACTGTTCGGTCCCCTCTCCGTTGATGACCCGCACTCCGTAGCGACGGGTGTTGACGTAGGTGTAGACGTTCCATGTCGTGCCGACCGGCTTGTCCAAGTCGACCCAGTCCCCCAGGAGCTTGATCACCCAGCTCCCGCGCTTGTCCAGGATCTCGACCGCCGTTCCGTCCGGCAGTTCGTCGAGCTCTCGGATCGTCGTGATGATGTTGTCCAACTTACACACTGGGGCCTGCGTGTGCAAGTGGCGCGATCAGGTTGGCGACGCCGGCCAGCCGCTTGTGCAGGTCGGCTATCGAGCCGTCGTTCACCAGGATGTGATCGAAGTCGTAGTCGTCGAGTGCGACCTCCGACCCGTACACCCGGCCGTACTTGTCCTTGGCCGGGCCGATGCCGGGCCGGGTCACCCGGATCACGAGGCCGCCGCGGTCGCGCACCGCTCCGGCCTCGTTCGGAAAGCGCACGTCGGTCACCACCAGGGCCGACGTGTCGTCGTGCTGGCGGAACAGGGCGTCCACCCAGACGCTCTCGCCGAACAGCCTTCGGCCGGCGTCCGTGCCGACACGATGCAGCAGGGCCCGCACCTCGGGGTAGTGGTCCTTGGCGTACTCCCAGCCGACATCCCGTATCAGGACGCTCAGCCGGATGTTCCCCGTACCGTACGGACCCGGGATCACGGGGTCGACGGCGAGCAGAACCTCGCGCAGCTTGTCGGCGAAGGCCGCCGGCCTCCAACCACGGGTGATGAGGACGTTCGCCGATTCGTTCTTGCCGGAGCGGGCGTATCCGCTCAGGCCGATGATCAGGTCACTCATCCTCGAACTCCTGGGGGTACTCGGGGAAGGTCAGATCGACTGCGTTCTGACGGGCCTCCTCGAAGCCGGCCAGCCACTCCCCCCGAAGGGTGAAGCCTTCCGGCACCTCCGGCTCCAGGCCGCGCAGCTCCTCGGCCGCGTCGCGGTAGGCCGCGCGTACCAGGTCGTCGAGCTCGTGCTTGGCCTCGTCGTACTCGTCGCCGTACTTGCCGACGAGCATGTTGGCCATCTGCACCTCGACGGTCGGCGCCCAGCGCGATCCCTGGCCCGGTACGTACTCCCAACCTTCTCGCTCGCGCGCCATCAGGCACCCGCCGCGATCTGCCAGACCTTCGCCATGCCGCCCCGCCCGGACGGCCGGCGGTCGCCTCGCCACTCGACGAGGCCCTTGGCCATGAGGGTGTTGCGGGCGGCGTTGATGCTCGACAGCAGGATGTGCAGCTTGCTCGACAGCTCGAAGTCGGTCATGCCGTCCGGTGCGTAGAGGATGGCCTCCAGGACCCTGTCGGCGTGCGTGTCCATCGGTCGGTTGGCGAGGGCTCGGCTCATCGGTCAGGTCTCCTTGGTCTGCGGCTTGGCTCGTCAGCGCGTGGGCAGCCATCCCACGCGGACCCCCGAAGGGGTTTCACCTTGCGGTCAAATCAGCGGGCAAGACTCTTGTGCCGTCCGCCGATCCGGGTCTGCCCGAGGTCCGCCCGGTGTCCGGCCTCCTTGCCTTCGCCGAAGCCCGAGCCGGTGATCTTGCGGGGCCCCGCCTTGCGCACCTTCGGGTGCAGGCGCTCGTACTCGGCGACCACCATCTGCTTCCGGTCGGACAGCACCAGCTCGGCACTGCGGCCCGCAGTGGTCGGTGTCGTCTCCTCGGCCGCCAGGTGCTCGGCCTGAACCAAGCGGCTGAAGACGGCGTTGCGGAAGCCGGCGTGCCACGCCTTGCGGTAGGCGGTGGTGGACTCTCCCCACTGCGGGCGCCCGCGGTTGACGCCGTTGAAAGCCTGGAGGACGAGAGAGTTGAAGAGCATGTCGATCCGGTCCAGCGTCGACTCGAAGGCGACGATCTTGACCAGCCGGTACCGTCGTCGGGTCGACGAGTCCTGGAGGGCCCAGTACACGGTCTGGCCGCCGAGCGCCTTTGCGATGTGGGTCAGGAGGTCTGCTCGGTCGACGACGTACGTCCCCTTGATCCGATACGAGCGCTCCACGATCTTGTCGGACTTGGGGTCCGCCTCTGCGAGCATCGCCCGCTCGATCCCGTACTTCGCCATGAGCTCGGCGGCCTTGGCGAAGTAGGCCAGCGCCTCGTCGGGATGGGCGCCCGGATCCTCCGCCTTCGCCAGGAGGGCGCGGATCTGCTTCAACTTCGGGTTCTCATTGGACATCTCTGCTCCACTTGCGCGATGGGTTGGCTCATCAGGACCGGAGATCCACTTCGGCCGACCCCCTGCCGGGGGTTTCGCCTCACTTACACACGTGGCCGTTCGACGGAGGCCAGACCTTGAACCAGCCCGTCGCGATGGCTCGACCGTCGCGGTCGACGAACACGGACCGGCGCCCACCGTTGGGGAGATCTGTGCTCACGCACGCGGCGGTACGGAGCTTGGTCTGCCGAATGTGGTTGTCGTCGATGTAGTAGATGCCGAGTCCGATCGGTTGGCCGTCGTCCTTCGAGTTGTGCGTCAACACTCGGGTGAACGCCATGTCAGCTCGTCTCCTTGTGGCCGTCGAAGCAGTAGACGTACGAGGTGTCGCCCACGCTGGCCCAGCAGAGACGGTGGCCCCAGACGGTGCCCCAGTATTCGCGGTGAGCCTTCTTGTTGGCTGCCGTCCACGCCTTCCGCTTCGCCGGGTCGTTCAGCTTGGGGTCCAGGTAGACGACGTTCCCCGCGCGGTCGACGTAGTACGAGTAGCCGGCGGTGTCGCCACGCCGACCGGCATCCCAGTAGCAGTTGCGGTCGTCCGAGTCGTCAGTGCACGGCCGGCTCGGGACGTGGAATACGGGGAGGTACACGACCTTCGCCGGTACCGCTGGCGGCTTGTGCTTGGTTGTCGGCGAGGCCGAGGCCCGGGAGGTCGAGGCCAGGGCCCCGAGCAGGGCCGCGACCAGGAGACCGATCAGTAGGTTCTTCTTCACGAGGGGTTCCCTTCATGCTGAGTGATCCGGTGCGAGGCGGCGGGGGCGTCCACTTGGCAGGAAGTTGGTATTGGTAGGCGGTCAGCTCGGGAATCTCGTGAGGCTCGGCGACGCCGTTCGCGACGGCGACGGAGTACACATCGACGAACAGGGCTATCGCCTTCTTCACGATGTCGCTGTTGGTCAGCCCGGTCGGTTCGAGGATCTGGAGGTGCCGGGCCAGTTCCTCGTCGACTCGCGCAGCAACCTGGCGGGGCGGGGTGCTCAACTCGGACCCCCCGTCAGACGCTGGATCTCCTCGCGGAGCATGTCCTTCTCGCGCGCTTCGCTCATGAGCAGATCGCGCAGGTCGGCGAGCTTGAACTGCGCCCACGCGGCGAGCTTCGCCTCGCGCTCGTTCTCAAAGAGCTTGGGGTACGTGCGCTTCAGTTCTTCCCAGCGCTGATTCATGCCGCGGCCTCCGCCAGCTCCAACTCGGCGAACTCCGTCACGCGCCCGTCCTGGGTCAGGTAGCCCGCGTGCATCAGGTCGACCGCGGCCCGGACGTACGAGCCCTGGAGGTTCGCGATCATCCCGCTCCGGACCAGGAGAGCGAACAGGTCCAGCGTCTCCCTGGCGTCGAGCTCACCCGCCTCGAAGGCCATGATGTCGATGGCGATGTCCTTCATGCGTCCCATGTCTTGTCCCACTTACACACTCGGTTGGCTCATCAGGACCGGAGATCCACTCCGGCCGACCCCCTGCCGGGGGTTTCGCCTTGGGTGCTACTCCTCGCGGACGCTGACCGCGTAGGCCCGCTCCTCCCCCATCGGGTCGCGCGTCACCACGCGGATCTCCACGGGCTCGCCGGAAGTCGGAGGGATCAGTTCAGCCGAGATGATCGCGGCCGGACGGGCAAGGCCCGCGAGGAAGGAGTAGAGGTGGTATCGAACTTCGAGGGCGTTCACCGCGACCTCCGTTTCGTTGGTTACACTAACACGATTGCGACACTTACACATCTCTGTCGAGGATTGCGTGCCATGCGTACTGGGCGGCGCAGTAGTACAGGGACTCAGACCCTTCTCCGCGGCCGGCCGCAACCCAGCTACGTTCGGCCGCGTCCACCTCGTACAGTGCAGCGGTTGCCTCGTCGTCGGGCCCCGCCATCGGACGGCGGATCACGAGTACACCAGGTCCCCGAAGAGTGCCACCTGCACGATCGCGTCGGCCGCGTCCGCGTCGATCATTCCGGTCTCGATGCCTTCCTCGTCCTTGTCGAGCCACGACTGCACGATGTACCCGTGGATTTCGCTGTTGACGTACCCCTGGTCCAGGTCGAGGAGCTTGGCGTATGCCTCGCGAACGTCGTCGGCGTTGAGGTAGTGGACGCCGTCGACCTCGCGCTTACCCCCGAAGTTCCGGTCGTCGATGCCCTCGACGATCGTCCAGGTCTTCCCCTCGGGCAGCGCGTCGAACTCGGCCTGCGTCGGCCGCATCGCCCAGTACGTGATCCCGCCCTCCGCGGCGGTGTCGATGATGTCCTGGGCGATCGAGTCGGTGAGGCACTTCTTGATCTGAGCGGCGGTAGGCACTGTTGATCTCCTCAGTCCTCGGTCATGATGACGGCCCGGTGCGTCCGGGTCGATCGGATGAACTCCGGGAAGGTCCGCACGATCGCGGGCGCAGAGAGCTGGTCGTGAACCAGCCGGACGAGGATCAACTCACCGGTCGGGCAGCACCCGTCGATGCAGTTGTCCCAGTAGGCGATCAGTCGCTTGTCCTCGATCCACATGTCGTTGACCGCGGTCTCGAACTCCTCCTGTCGCGCGTCCTCGTCGGGATTGACGAGGATCGCGCGCAGCTTCTCGGCCCAGCGGTTGAACCGCTCGTCGATCGACTCGGACATCAGACGACGGCCGAGCCGTCGTACTTGTTACGGCGCACCTCGCGCCGCTCCAGGGTGGTGGCCCTGTCCTTGCGCTTCGAGTCGCGGACGGTGCGGTCGTGGTCGCGGAACTTGGGGGTCATCTGCTGTGCTCCTTGCTACGTGGCCTGGCTCGTCAGGACGTGGGCTGCCATCCCACGCCGACCCCCCGCAGGGGGTTTCGCCTTAGCCGAACCGGAAGGTCAGACCCAGCAGCTCGGGGACGCTGGACTCGACGATCTCGACGTCGTACCAGGCATTCCCGCGGGTCCGGCCCGCGCCGGTCTCCGGGAAGATGTGGTCGTCTGCCCAGTCGCTCCGCTCGTCGGTGTCCTCCGCGGGAAGCGGGAGGGGAACGGTGACGACCGCCTCGGTCTTGATCTCTGCCCCGCCCTCGTAGGTGTTGGTGATGGCGAGCTTCACCGTCGCCTCGCTCACAGCCCCATCTCCTCGACCAGCTCGTCGACCGTGGGAGTCGGCTGCAACTCCCAGGGCAGTGCCAGGAGCAGGCCCTCGACCTGGTCCGCCAGCTCGCACAGGGTCAGCCACTCCGGGGTGCCCGGGTCCTGCTCGGTGCGCCACTCCTGCACCTCCTTGACGAGGGCCTGGAGCTTCGTCGTGCGCTCTCGGATCTCTGCGCTCACAGGGCCAGCTCCGCGACGTACTCGGCGATCTCGTCGTCGGTCATCACGCGGCCCTCGCCTTCCGGGTCGTCCTCGTCGTAGACGTGGTGCATGTCGTCGACTTCGTCGTCGGTGGCGTGACCGCACAGCCAGTCGATCGCCACCCCCTCGTTACCGGAGACGGCCAGGACCCGCGCGATGGCGTCAGCCTCGGAGCAGGTGAAGTGACCACCCGCCTCGGCCGTACCGAGCCGCGTGAATACCGCTGCCAAGTCGTCAACCGCGTCAATCAGTCGCTCGGGGGCCCGGTGGTTCACGGTCACCTCTACGACGGTCGGACGGAACAGTCTGCGGAACAGCTTCATTCGTCACGCCTTCACGTTCTGGCCTGCCTCATCGGGCCGTGGTCTGCCATCCCACGACGACCCCCGAAGGGGTTTCGGCGTTGCGACACTTACACAGCTAGACCGCCTTGACGAACTCGAAGCCCCTCGTCGAGGTGCCGATCAGCCGATCTCTCCACACCACCCAGGTAACGGCCTGAACCGTCGAGGGGAGCTCGCGCAGCCGCTGGGCGGCCTCGCGGTAGCAGCGCGCGATCAGGGCGTACCGGCCCTTCGCACCCAGCCCCCGCTCCCGCGCCCCGTACTCCTCGCCGACCGCGATGTCGTGTGCGTGCCGGTCGACGCAGACCGCCTCCGCATCCTCCGGGTCGAGTATGCAGCGGTAGAAGTGGCCGGTCTTGCGGTCCATCGGGAGCACTTCGATGGGGTCGGCCCCCGCCAGGATCTTGGCGGCCTTGGCCAGGGCGTCGCCGAGGTGCCCCGAAGGCTCCCCCGTCTCGTACGCCGCGGTGGCCAGCTCGACGTTCAGGGGCCAGGAGGTCTGCGGGGACAGCGCGGCCAGGAGGCCAGCCCCCTTACGCGCGTCACCGTCCGTCATCATGGTCGCCAGGTCGTGGGCGTTGCGATACCAGAAGCGCCCCTGCGTCTCTTGCTCCTCGGTGGCCGCCCACCACGTGTTGATGACGTTTTGGACAAACCCTTCACGCGTCGCCCCGTCAGCCCTGATGTCGATCATGAAACCTTCCTTCCCCTCCCGCGGCTGCTCATCAGGAGGCAGGCACCGCCCTGCCCCGACCAGGACGACCGAGAGCGGCCGGCCTGGTTTCGCAATGAGGTGTTACGTGACGCTGATCAATCGGGGCTCCCTGTGAAAGCGGTACTCGGCGTCTGTCCCCTCGCGAGGACGTCGAGCGTCGAGTAATGCCTGGTTCCGGGTGATCTTCATGTGACCCTCTCGGACTTGGTGAAATGTGCTACGCGGTTGGCTCATCAGGGCCCGGGAACCACCCGGACCGACCGGCTTTCGCCGGTTTCGCCTTGCGACACTTACACAACTACAGCTTCATGAACACTACGTCGGGCGCGCCCAGCGTCCAGTTCGGGACGCGCTCGGTCTCGACGAAACCGAATCGCCGGTAGTAGTCCGGCAGGAACCCGTCGAAGCAGTCGAGTTTCGAGGCCCCGTAGTGCAGGATCGCGTCCCACACCATCCCCTCCCCGCGTCCCTTGACCAGGCTGAACAGCCCGATCAGGATCCCGTCGTTCGCCACCCCGAAGCCCGACGCGAAGTCGTCGCTCAGGTAGTAGCGGGCGTCGCGAGGCATCTCCTCCGGCTTGCTCGTCGCCTCCGCGATCCTCGGGGTGGTCAGCCTCGCGAAGTCCAGAGCCGCGGTGTACTCCTCCCACGACGCGGGGTGCACGATGCCCGTCACGATTGCAGTGGTCACGCTTTATCTCCTCAGGAGTCGAGCAGGCTGGCTCATCAGCGACCGGCAACCCAAGCCGGTCGGACGCCCCAAAGGGCGTTTCGCCTTACCGGGGTGTGACTCGCGTCAGTACCTCCGGGTCGTGCTTCGCGTGCCACTCCGTCCAGCACGCCTCCGAGCAGAAGTCCTCGTGTGCCCGGATCGGGGCGTGGCACCCGTCGTTCTCGCACTCGTCGATCTCCACTGCTCACCCCTCAGTTCGTCGCGAAGCCGCGCAGCTCGGCGAGCACCATCAGGCACTCGGTGACGGTCGTCAGGTCCGAGTAGTCGATGCTCGAACCGTGCTGCTCATCCGAGAATCGCTGGAGCTTGGCCCGGAGCTCGGCCGGGGAGGCGGGCAGATACTCCGCCATCAGTCGGTCGAAGGACTCCGGACTGGTCTGGAAGCTGCCGTGCGTCGTGACGCGCAGCCGAACGTGACCGAACAATCCCTATCCCCCTACTTCTTGAGCCAGGAGCAGGCGTACGCCGAGCCCTGGTCGCAGTCGTCCTGCTTGCTGGTCGCGAAGCCGTCGTTGTATGTACTCACCGCGTCGGCGCTCTTGCCCGGCCGAACCTCCGGATGGATGGTGCCGAACACCACACCACCACCCAGGAGGAATCCGACGAGCAGCGCCACCATCGAGCGCTTCATCGGTCAGGCCCCGGCCAGGACGCGGGCCTTGCGGGCGTTGAAGCGCCGCACGTCGGCCTGGTAGGTCTGCTCCTGGAACTCCAGCGCCAGGGCGACCAGGCTGTTCTTGCGGAGCTCGCCGTTGATCCGCGCCCGAATCCGGCCGTACTGGATGCTCTGCGGGGTCTTGTCCAGCGACACCATGACGTACTCCCTCTCGGAGTTGAGCAGGCTGGCTCATCAGCGACCAGGAACCACCTGGCCGGACCCCCTCTCGGGAGTTTCGCCTTGCGACACTTACACATCTGGTCAGATCAGACGGAGGCACGTCACCTTCCGGACCTCCAAGGTCAGCCAGCCCCCGGCCTCCTGGTACTGCGGCTCATACGGGGAACTCTGAGCGTCGGCGAGCAACCACTCGACCGTGAAGGTAGCGACGCCGGTCAGCGCCTGAATCCAAGCCAGGGCCACTTCACTCTCGAAGGGCCAGAGCTCGATGACCGGGTCCGACTCGCCCTCGCCGTCGAAGGTCTCGACCACGTATCCGGCCTGGGCGATCGGGGGCTTGGGGTTGATCTCGGTGAGGTACTGCGGGTAGCCGAACCGCCCGGCGCAGTCGATGCAGAGGTGCTTCCTCACGCCTTCGGTGGTGTCGTAGAAGTGGGTCGCGTTGGCGGCGTGGCCCAGGTAGGTGCAGTTCATGTCCGTCCCTCTCGACGTTGTTACACTTACACACTTGGTGTTCAAGGTCAACCCGCATCGGCGGGGACCTGGCACCTCCGGGGGTCCTTGACGACCGTGGACCGCTCCCCGAGGGGCCGGTCACCGGAGGCTTTGCGGAAGCCTTGCGGCTCCCCCCGCCCCCTTCACGCCGGGGGCGGGACTTCCTTGTGAGACTCAGTCTCTCGACTGTGTCTCGCCGTTCCCTCCGCCCCGTTTCCGGGGCCGTTCTGGGAACGGTGACAGTGACTCGCCTTGCCCCTCTCGGTCACAACCAACTTGCCTAGTATCGGCGGCGCAAGGGCTCACCCCACGCCGTTCCACGCCCCGTACGGGCGACGCTTCACCAGGATTGGCCGGGTCGGATTGTGGCCGCAAAAGCGGCCCCGACTCTGCTCAGGTCTGTATGTCGGAGGGTTTCGCGAAAGTCTCCCACTTGCACAGCCCCAGGACCGCAGATGGTGGCCCATCCCTGGTTCGATTCGGTGTTCGGCCGGTAGCCTCCCCTACTCACCCACACACTCCCAGAGGGGGTGCTGCGACGTCCCTTGCGGGGGCCGGATGAGCGCCTTGCGAAGTTCTGTGAGCCGCTGGCCTGCTGGCCTTGGCTCGTTCCGAGCTTACCGGGCTCGGGCCGTTTGTGCAACTTGCGCTTTGCTCAACTTACACACTTGGGGAGCCGTTAACCACCGGTCGCAGTTCGTTCCCAGGTGCATCGGTAACCCTGGTCACTCGCCCTGTGCTGTCTTGCTGAGCTCGACTCTACACGAAGTTGAGCCGCTGTGCAAGTGTCGCTTGCGCTTCCCTTGCGGCGTCCCGTGGTGGCGACGGGCAGAACGTTGCCACACTTGCACACCGATGTCAAACCTCGCAGGTCAGGGGGCGTCCGAAGGGGGATCAGATCGCATCTAAGCGGCGTTCCCAAGGGCGTTGGGCCAGGGTGTCAACGCGCCTTCAAGGGCAGCCGAGGGCACGCGTTCTAGGCCACCTGAGACGTGCCTGTCAAGCGTGAGCGACGACACCTTGACGCCGAGCGGCGGGGTGGGGTATAACCCCCTGCGCGCGAGAGCGGAGACCGCCACGTCTTAGCGGCCAAGATCGCGCCACGGTTTCAGGGTCGATCTCACGATCGAAAAAGCGTATCAGCAGCCACAAACACCAAGGTCACGCAGAACGCGATGGGTGGCAGATTGTCTGTCACCTTCCTCGTCCAATGAGGCTCCTCGACAGCAGCCCCCTCGCGGCGATCCACGTCGACCAGGGGGACACTGAGGAACTGCACATCCGCCTGGGCGCCATCGACAAGTATCGAGATCCGCACAACCTGCTTACGCGCCAGGAGGAAGGGCTTCACCGTGAGGCTGTTGCGCGAAGCGGGATCGACCTCAACGACGGGAGGAGTGCTGCCAGTCGGCTCCGTCGAGACGTCAAGCACAGCAACGATGTCGGCCCCGAGGTCGTACTTGATCGGCGCGCCGGCGTGAAACTGGTCGAGAGTGATGTCCTTGCGACCGCCGTTTTTGAGCTCCAGCTCAATTACGCGAGGCCGAAGAACAGGCGTAATGCCGTGAGTCACCATGAGCGCGCTGGTCGCACTATGAGAAGCCACAAACAGTGACGTGTTCGCCAGGGTCCGGTACACAAGGCGACGCTTGGGGTTGCTGGCCCGCACGGTCGCTAACGCGCCGAGCGCTCCGAGCGCCAGGGCAACAACTGTCGTGACAGCGAACTGCCAGAAGTCGCCGTCCTTGTACCAAGCCGCCGCAGTCAACATGCCCCGGATTCTAGAGCGTCCCCTCCAGGGCTTGACGAACATGGTCAGCATTCAGCGCGACCTCCGGGTGCGCGGCGGCGAACAGCCGCAGCCGGCCGAGCGGGGAGTCGGGGGCGGGGGGCTCGGTGGCCAGCTCGGTGCCGGCGACCTGAAGGGCGAAGGCGAGGTCGTCGTCGGTCATGCCCTCCAGCGTAAGGCGTAGGCCAGCAAGCCGCCCACGCTCTGTGGCGCCCCTCCGGGCGCCCCCAGCCGCTTCGCCAGACATCTCTTCGCCGCTGCTACTAGCCTCGGTGGCCGCCGCCAGGCGGCCCAGCCCCAAGCCTCATGTGTAAGTGTGACCACCGTCACGTGAAGTGGTCTTTGTGCGAGGCCAGCCGAGCTCCGTATCTATAAGTGTAAGTAGCTAAGAGCAAGACGAACTTGCAGGCTGAAGGCCCTGTCGGGCCTCGCTGGAGCAAGCGTGCTTCGCAGTTAGGGGCGCGGAGCGCCCCACTGAGCGTAGCTACTTACTACCTACAGACCCCCTCGGGTTGACAGCTCATGGCAGCTACCTCGACAGGTAGGACGTCACCGAGGGTGCAACTTCCACGTCGGAGGTGATCCGATGCCGAACTGGGAAGGGTCGGACAGGCGCTCGCGCCTGCCGGCCGACTGGCCCAAGCGCCGGCTCCGGGTCCTGCGGCGGGACGGAGGGCAGTGCACCGCGCTGACAGAAGCGGGTGGACGCTGCATTTCGACCGCAACCGACGTGGACCACGTCCGACCCGGTGACGATCACAGCGACTCGAACCTGACGTCGTTGTGCTCATACCACCACCGGATCAAGTCGAGCCGTGAGGGTGCGGCGGCCTTGGCCGCCAAGCGACGTGCGATCGAGCGGAAGTTCCGACGCACCGAGCAGCATCCCGGGCTCCTCTGACCCGCGCTCCTGGGCGCAGGGGGACAACACCGCCCCCTGAGTCTGTCCCGGTTGAGCGCGAGCGCCCCCGAGCCCTCCTCTCCTCGGGCGAGGCGCCGGCCCCTGGCTCACCACCAGGGCCGAGACTTCCGGCCGCGCATGTGAGTCCTCGTATGCGTTGCGCGGCCGGGTTGAGGCTGGGGGTCGCTCCCCCGCGTCGGCAGGTTCGCAGCCGGTGCGTGCACCCCGGTTCGTGGGTTCGATCCCGCGCGGCGCACAAGGAGCGGATGACGGCCATGCTCCTTCGATCAAATAGCCCGTCCGTGCCTACCGGGCCACACGTCATTAACGCCCGGCATTCTTCGAAGGAGGGGACGCGCATCAAGACCGTGAAGATCAAGGCTGACGACGCCCGAGACCTGCTCGAAGGCATCTCGTCTGCCGGCTTCGAGTACGTCACGGACGTGCAGACCGGCGAGAGTCGATGGCATGAGCTTCGACAGCTCATCGTGCGCGACGAAGCCGGCCAGCTCTTCGCGAGCGACTACGAGGACGGCCTCACCGAGAACCAGGAGGGCGACCACTGGTGGTACCGGGAGTTCGCCGAGTTCTACCCGGTGCGTCAGCGCGAGGTCGTCGTCGTCGAGTACGAGCGGATCTCCGCGTGACCGGCTGGACCTGGGCGTGGATCGCCTGGCTCGGCGCCTTCGTGGTGATCGAGGGCAAGGCGCTCTTCAACAAGACGGAGGGCGACACCCTCAGTGAGCACGTCTGGAAGTGGTTCGCTACGGGCCAGGGCTCGGCGGGTACTCCGTCCGGCTGGGTCCGGCTGCGCCGTTTCGGCCTGCTCGCGTTCATGGCCTGGCTGTCCGTCCACTTCCTGACGGGCGGCCGATTCTAAGGAGGGGGCCCTGCCCGATACGTACGACAACACCACCTACAGCTTCGAGCTGGGTCCGACTGGCAGTCTCAGCCAGACGGTTCCCTCGGAGCTGCGCACGCAGGAGGTCGACGCCGCGGCGAAGGCCGTAGCCGACGCCTACCTCGCGTTCTGCGCGCTCATCAACTTCGAGCCCTACAGCGTCCGCGTGGTCCTCTACACCGAGGCTGGCGAGCGCGACAGCATCGAGCTGATGTCGACCGAGCCGAACGAGTCCGGCGGCGAGTGAACTGAAAGGAGGTGACCGGTGGGCGCACGTGGCCCTGTCCCAAACCGTGAGGAAGACCTCGCGCGCCCCCGGTCGCGCAAGGGGTCCGACGAGCAGGAGACCAAGCGCGGCATGATGCGGCCGGTCCGCATCCCCCGCGCTGACCCTGACTGGCACCCGGCTGCCAAGCAGCTCTACGAGAGCCTGCGGAAGTCCGGGCAATCCGACTTCTACCAGCAGTCCGACTGGGCCTACGCCTGGGCGCTCATGGACGACTTCTCGCACTACAAGAAGTCGTACAAGCGCTCGGCGCAGATGGCCCAGACCCTGTACTCCGCCCTCGGGAACCTCCTGGTGACCGAGGGCGATCGGCGCCGCGTGCGCATCGAGCTCCAGGAGCCCGAACCGGAAACGACGCCGGCCTCGATCCTCGCCATCGCTGACTACAAGCGGGAGCTGGAGGTCGACTGACCCTTGGAGGTGGGCCATGGCTCATGCGCTCACCCCCGAGGAGATCGACCTCCTGGAGCCCAGCCACATCGGCCCGACCTGGCAGAAGGACACCTTCGGTCGCTGGGTCTTGCCGGAGAAGACGCTCGGCTGGCAGATCGCCGGCTGGTGCTCGGAGTACCTGCTCGCCGAGAACGGCGGGCCCTGGAAGCTGACGAAAGAACAGCTCCGCTTCATCCTGCACTGGTACGCCGTGGACGGCGCCGGCCGGTTTATCCACCGCAAGGGCGTCCTCCAGCGCATGAAGGGCTGGGGCAAGGACCCGCTCCTCGCGGTCATGTGCCTGGTCGAGCTGGTCGGCCCGAGCCGCTTCTCCCACTGGGACGAGGCCGGCGAGCCGGTCGGCATCCCGCACCCGCAGGCGTGGGTGCAGGTCACCGCGGTCAACCAGTCGCAGACGACGAACACGATGAGTCTGATCCCGTCCCTGATGTCGGACGCCTTCAAGGTGAAGTACGGCATCAAGGACGGCGCGGTCCTCATCCGTGCGAACGGCGGCAAGTGCCGGCTCGAAGCCGTGACGTCGAGCTACCGCGCCCTAGAGGGCAAGCGAACGACGTTCACTTTGCTGAACGAAACCCACCACTGGGTGAGCGGGAACAACGGCCACCGGATGTACGAAACGATCGACGGCAACGCGACCAAGAAGGACTCGCGGTACCTGGCGATCACCAACGCCTACCTCCCCGGTGAGGACTCGGTCGCTGAGCGGATGCGCGAGGCGTGGGAGAAGATCCGCGAGGGCCGCATGGCCCAGATCGGCTTCCTCTACGACAGCATTGAGGCTCACCCGGAGACTCCGCTCACCGCGGAGTCCCTGCGCATCGTCATCCCGAAGATCCGGGGTGACGCGGTCTGGCTGAACGTGGAGTCGATCATCGCGTCCGTCATGGACGCCACGATCGCTCCGTCCCGGAGCCGGCGCATGTGGCTGAACCAGGTCGTGGCCGAAGAGGACGCGATCTACGGGCCGGCCGAGTGGGACCCACTCCTCGACGAAGGCAAGTCGCTGAAGCCCGGAGACGAGATCGTTCTCGGGTTCGATGGCGGCAAGACCTCAGACAGCACAGCCTTGGTGGCTCTCCGCGTGCGCGACATGCACGCCGTCCTCCTCAACATCTGGGAGCACCCGGAGGGTGAGCAGGCGAAGGAGTGGACGGTCCCGCGGCATGAGGTCGACAGCGCCGTGCACGAGGCGTTCCGCCTCTTCGAGGTGCAGGCGTTCTTCGCGGACGTCGCGCTGTGGGAGAGCTACATCACCGACTGGTCGGAGACGTACGGCGAGGGCCTGGCGGTGAAGTCGCCGGTCGGCAAGGACTCGATCGGCTGGGACATGCGTGGCTCGCAGAAGACCGTGACGCTCGCCCATGAGCGGCTGATGCGCACGATCTTCGACAAGAAGCTGTCCCACGACGGTGACCTGACGTTGCGCCGGCACGTGCTCTCAGCTCGCCGTCGCACGAACAACTACGGCATCTCCTTCGGCAAGGAGAGCAAGGACTCCCCGCGCAAGATCGACGCCTACGCGGCGCTGATGCTCGCGCACGAAGCCCTCCACGAGCTGCGTACGCGCGGCAAGAAGGTCCGCAAGCGGACCGGCCGGGGCTACTTCATGTGACCTGTGTAAGTGACGCGAAAGGTGGTGAGGCATGGCCGACACCAGCCCGAAGGCTCTGGCAGTGGAACTCCTCGCCATTCTCGACCGTGACGAGGGCCGCCTGGAGCGGATCGACCGTTTCATCCGCGGCCGGCACGATGACCCGTACATGCCGCCCCACGCGGACGACGAGTACAAGCTGCTCGCCAAGCGCGCGGTCTCCAACTGGATGCCCCTGCTCATCGGCACGCCGGCCCAGGCCCTGTACGTGGACGGCTACCGGCCGGGCACCGACGAGGGCGGCCTGCCCAAGGCGTCGGCCTCGACGAGCCCGCAGTGGTCGCACTGGCAGCGCTCGCGCCTGGACGCCCGGCAGGCCGCCATCTACCGCGGCGCGCTCGGCTTCGGTCACTCCTTCGTGCTGACGGAGCGGACCAAGAAGGGCGTGATCTCGAAGGGCCTGTCGGCGAAGAAGACCGCGGCCCTGTACGAGGACCCGGCCAACGACGACGAGCCGTACGCGGCCCTGACCGTCACGGCCTGGCCGAAGGACAAGAAGCCGGGCAAGGCCCGGATGTTCGACGGCAGGTACGAGTACGCGGTCACGTTCGAGTCCCTGCTCGACGCGGATTCGGTGCGCGCCAGTAAGGGCGTGCTGCACGGCGCCTCGGAGTGCCCGGTGACCCGCTTCGCGGCCCAAGTCGACCTCGAAGGTCGGACGGTCGGCGTGGTCGAGCCGATGATCCCGTTGCAGAACCGCCTCAACCAGACGATCTTCGATCTCCTGGTCGCACAGACGTACACCTCGCACGAGGTCCGGTACGCGACCGGCATGGCTCCGCCCATGCTGATGGAGCTGGTCGACGAGAACGGCAACGTCACCACCGACGCGGCGCTGGCGGTCGACACACGGCCCAAGCTCGGGCCGGACGGCAATCCGATGCCGGCCCCGATGAATCACAACGCGCGCAGGTTTCTGTTCGCGGAGGATCCGGACGTCAAGTTCGGCAGCCTGCCGGCCGGCCCAATCGCCCCGCTGATCGAGTCCGTCGACATGAGCATCCGGCACCTGGCCGCGATCTCGCAGACTCCCCCGCATTACCTGCTCGGGCAGATCGCGAACCTGTCCGCCGAGGCGTTGCTCGCCGCCGAGACGTCGCTGAACCGGAAGATCACCGAGTTCCAGTCGCTCTTCGGAGAGGCATGGGAGCGGGTGTTCAGGATCGCGGCGGAGATGGACGGTATCGAGTCCGCCCAGGACGACTACATGGGCGAGGTCAAGTGGCGCGACATGGAGTCGCGTTCGCTGTCGCAGTCCGCTGATGCGCTCGGCAAGCTCCGCGACCAGCTCGGTATCCCCGCGCAGGGTCTGTGGAAGCGCGTGCCTGGCGTCACGCAGACGGAGTACGAGGACTGGGTCGACATGGCCGAGGACGAAGACTCCGCCGGCAAGCTCGCCAACGCGCTGACCCGGGCCACGCCTTCGGCTGACCCGGTGCCGGCCAGTAACGACAGCAACGGGGCGGTCGCCGCGTGACGAGCTGGTCCCGCGAGTCCGAGGCCGATCGGGCAGCCGCCTCGTTCCAGACGGCGCTCAACCAGATCGGCGCGGCCACCGTCGTGGACGCGATGACGCTGTGGCAGGACGTCCCGACAGATGCTCGGACGTCCACCGCGGCCGGCTGGCTGAAGCGGGCCATCACGCTGGTGATGGGCCGGCGCCGGCAGAGCCGAGACCTGGCCCGCGCCTACTACCGCCTGGCCCGCGCTCTGCGGACCGGGGCGACGGTAGCTGACCCGTACCACCCCGAGCCCACGTACATCACCCTCGACGTGCTCCGCCGCGAGTTCGCCGAGCTGGCAGGAGAACCGCCTGAGAGCCCCCAGGAGGAGCCCTCGGACTCTTCCAGCTCCAACACCTCGGACTCCTCCTCGTCGGCCGCGACCAGCGCGTCTGGGGAAGCCGGCGGGGAGGCCACCGACCCTGACCAGGATCGGGAGGACGAGCTCGACCGCATTCTCGTCGAGGAGATCGAGGGCCTGATCGCAGCCGAGGAGCAGGCCGAGCGCGACGCGGAGCAGGAGCTCCGCACCGTGCTGGAGGCCCTCGGCTCGAACAACCTCCAGCAGAAGGTCGACGCGATCGACGGCGCCAGGAGCGCTGACGAGGTTGACCAGGAGCGCGAGGAAGCCCATCGACAGGCCGGCGCCCGCCAGGCCGCAGCCGCCGAGCGCGTTGCCATGAACGGCGGCCGGTCGGCGATCTGGACGCACATGTCCAGGGACCGCCGGGCGATTGGCTACATCCGACTTTCGCGTACCGGTACCCCCTGTGGGTGGTGCGCGATGTTGATCAGCCGTGGTGCTGTCTACAGCTCCGCCAAGGCCGCGGAGTTCGCGGACGGCGACAAGTACCACGACAACTGCCACTGCTACGCCGAGCCTGTGTTCTCGCGCGGGCAGTACCAGAGCTCGCCCGCATACGAGCTCAACCGCCGGTACGCCGAGCTGTGGCCCAAGGTCACGCACGGCCTGTCCGGCAAGGCGGCTGTGTCCGCCTGGCGCCGGAACATCCGGCAAACGCAGAAGGCCGCAGCCCAGGAGGCTCGGCGTCCCCAATGAGCGTCCAGGAGGCGTGAAGTGCCCGAGCAGGAAACCCCCAGCACCGAGACCCCGGAGACCCCGGCCGAGACCGTCGAGACGCCCCCGGAGGGCGAGCAGCCCAAGGGCGAGGAGACGGCTCAGACCGAGGAGACCGTTCCCGCGGAGGTGCTTCGCAAGAAGCTGACCGAGGCGAACACCGAGGCGGCCGGCTACCGCACGAAGCTCCGCGACGTGGAGGCCAAGCTCAGCGCGGCCAAGACCGTCGAGGAGTTCGAGGCGGCGACCGCCGACCTGAAGGGTCAGGTCGAAGCGCTGGAGCGACAGATCCTGCTCCGCGACGTAGCAGCGAAGTTCGAGCTCCCCGAGGCCCTGGCCAAGCGGCTGACCGGCACCACGCCGGCCGAGCTGGAGGCCGACGCCAAGGAGCTCCAGAAGCTCGTCGCACCGATCGCCCCCGCCTCGCTCAGCGGCGGCCTGGACCCCGACGACGGAGACGACTTCGACCCCGTCAAGGCCGCTCAGGAGGCGCGCAAGCGCCGCTACTGATCCACCCCGGCGTGTAAGTGACGCACGCCGAGCCTCCCTGCATCCCCTACTGACAGGAGAACCACACAGTGCCGTACACCGAGCACGACGTTGTCAAGCCGGAGAAGATCGCGGCCACCGCCGCGGTCGCCCTGGAGCAGTCCCTCGTCGTCCCCGCGGTCTTCCAGCGCGAGGGCATCGACCAGTTCAAGGGCGCCAAGGACGATACGGTCAACATCAAGGTCGAGGGCGTCCTGCCCTATCGCACCTACGGGTGGCGGAACGACCGCAGCACCGAGATCCAGTTCGACACCTACAGCGAGCGGACCGTGTCCGTGACCTTCGGTGGCGACGTCTACTCCGGCGTCCAGCTCACCGACGAGCAGAACGAGATGGACCTGAACGGCTGGGCCAAGCTGATGGCCAAGCAGACTGAGGCGGTCGGCAAGGGCCTGGAGTACCAGGCCGTCGACTACCTGCTCAACGCCCCGTACGAGGTCACCCTCGGCGGCGCGGTCTCCGGTCGCTCCCTGCGCCAGACCCTCATCCGGGCGCGCGAGGTGATGAACAAGTTCCGCATCCCGAAGGAAAGCCGGACCCTGCTGATCGGCTCCGGCTGGGAGAACGAGCTCCTGTCCGACGAGGATCTGAACCTCGCCTCCAACGTCGGCGACGCCGAGGCCGTCTCCGCTCTGCGCGAGGCCACCATCGGCCGCCGGTACGGCTTCAACATCGTCACCAGCGACGAGGTCCCCGCCGACTTCGCCGTGGCGATGGTTCCGAGCGCGTTCATCTTCGTGACCGGCGCCCCGAGCGTCCCGCAGTCCGTCCCGTTCGGCGCCTCCGCCAGCTACAACGGCGTGGCCCTGCGCTGGATTCGCGACTACGACTCCAGGCGCCTGATGGACCGTTCGATCGTGAACACCTACAAGGGCTTCCGGACCGTGTCCGACTTCCTGGTCGGCCGCGACAACCAGAACCCCTCGCAGGGCTACGTGTCGACGTACGAGCACTTCGTGCGCGCGATCAAGCTGGACCTCGACGCGACCGCGGACGTGCTGCCCGACCCGGACGGCCCGGACGCCAAGCAGCAGGAGCTCGCCGCGATCACCGGCATCGCCGGCACCGCGGACGGTGCCACCGTCTGATCGGCTGAGTGAGCAGGGCGGGGTGTGTAAGTGTCGCGCCCTGCCCCTCCTCGTGAGCGAAGGAGAACATCTTGGCGACCTACGCCACCCTCGACGAGCTGAAGGCTCGTCTGGACTGGACGCTCGACGCTGACGAGGAGCGCATCGCGAGCTCGGCCCTGGAGGACGCCTCCGACCTTGCCGGCCACTACGCCAACCGTGAGTGGCTGGAGGCGTCCGTCCCCCGCATCGTCAGGACCCTGGTCCTGAAGGCGGCCAAGCGGTACATGATCAACCCTTCGGGCTACACACAGTCCCGAGCCGGCGACGAAACCCTGGCGTGGAGTGACGCACAGGGCGAGGACGCCGGCACCGTCCACTACACCGGCGACGAACAGCGACTCCTCCGGGAAATCGGCGGCCGAAAGCCCGGCCTGGCCTCAGTGGAGGTCAGCGCCTGGAACTCGGTGCGCCGGCCCGTCACGGTCGGCCTGGTCCCGGTCGCACAGCCGGCCCCGAACGCCAAGCCTTTCCCGATGTTCTCGGACGAGATGGAGCCCTGGTGAGCTCCATGCAGCGCAGGCGCGGCGTCACCGCGCGGATTTGGAAGTCCTCGTACCGGACCGACCACCGCGGCAACCGAGTCTTGGTCGCCGACGCGGACGGCCCGTACGAGGTCCGCTGCGCGCTGATCCCGCAGCGCAGCGCGAGGGCCGAAGTGCCGGGCCAGCAGCAGATCAACATCACGCGGATGATCGTCGACCCCGACCTCGAAGGCGTGACGCTCTGGTCGCGTATCGAAGTGCTCGGGTCCGTCTGGGACGTGGTGACTCCGCCGGCCTACCACCACGGCGAGCGCCACACCCGGCACTGGTCGATCGACATCCGAGAGAGACCGAGCTGATGGCCACTATCTACCAGCGCACCCCGAAGCTGATCGCCCAGCTCCCCGAGGTCCAAGAGGCCATCTGGGAGCGCACCTTCGAGATCGCGGCCCGAGCCGAAGAGCTCCTGGTCGCGCACCGGTACGAGGGCATCGCTCAGGTCGACATCGCGAAGGGCGACATCGACGCCTACGTGGTGCTCGAAGACACCAACGTGACGAACGCGAGTGGTGGCGCCAACTCCGCTGCCTCGATCGAGTTCGGCCGCAACGGCTACAACGTGCAGGTCGTCAACGACCAAGGCGAGGTCGTGAGCGAGTACACCGTCGCGCCGGCCGAGGGCCTTCACATCCTCGAAGACGCCTCGCGCCTGCCGCGCAAGCAGCGCCCGGTGCACGTCGCGAAGACGGTGAAGATCAAGGCCAGCAAGTTCTACCGCAACCGCAGCGGGGGGCGAGGCTGATGGCTGGACTCCCCCCACAGATCAAGGCGCTGGCCGAACTGACTCCGGTCGAGGATCTGATGCTCGCGGTGCTCCGCCAGGGGCTCCCCGGCATCCAGGTCCAATCCCTCATCTCGAAGGACCAGACCTTCCCCCTCGTCCTCCCGCGTCGCGACACGACCTTCGGGAACTGGGCGGGCGACACCCGCTTCCTCGACGCGGCCCGCGTGTCCGTCGAGTGCTTCTGCGAGGACCCTGACGGCGACGAGGACGCGGCGATCCTCTCCGAGGCGGTCCGCGTCGTGCTCCGGGACGCCTGGCTCAGCCAGACGGTCTACCCGGGTCTCGGGCACATCACGCGAATCGACCTCGCATCCGCTCCCCGCCGGCAAACGGACTGGGCCACCAGCGCTGGCCCCGTCCAGTACGCCGACCTGCCGACCGGTGTCTGGCGCTACGAGGCGCAGTACGACATCGAGATCCGCAAGCCGCGCACCCGCCCGTACCCCACCCCGTAAGGAGTCCCTTCGTGGCACTGAACGACCTCGCAACTCTCGTCATCGGGAGCGGCAACTACCTGACCGCTGCGGTCGGCACCGACATCCCCGACGACCTCCTGGCACCGACCTCCCCCTGGGAGGCCGTGGGTCACACCAGCCTGGAGGACGTCCTCTCCATCAGTTCCGAGGGTGGCGACGCCACCACGATCGGCTCGCTCCAGAACAAGAGCCTGCGCACCAAGTACAGCGCGCGGACCGAGACGATCGCCTTCACCCTCCAGCAGTTCGACACCGCGGGCCTGAAGCTGTACTACGGCGCCAACGCCCCGCTCCTGCCGAACGGTCTGGTCGGCGTGCCGGCCGACCCGGTCCCGACGACCTGCGCCTTCCTCGCTGTCTTCGTGGACGGCGAGAACGTCTTCGGCATCTACGCCCCCAAGGCCGAGATCTACCGGGCGGACGACCTGAGCGTCGGCGACACCGAGTCGCTGGCCGGCCTGCCGCTCGGCGTCAAGCCGATGGCCTTCGGACCGAACAACTGGACCTACGCCATTACCCCGCTCGGCTCGGTCGTCGCCACCGGCGCGACCGCCGGCACCCCCGGCTCCTTCACGCCGGCCGGCGCGGTCAGCCCGTTCGACCTGGCCGACCTGGACTCGGTGATCGCCAACCCGGCGACCGCCTGGACCACCGGCCAGTACGTCAACCTCGGCGACGCCTCGAAGGCGCACTGGGACGGCTCCGACTGGATCGCCGGCCCTGTCGCCTGACCACATGTGTAAGTGTCGCTGACGCGACCTTGCTGCTCCCCCGGCGTGTGAGTGACGCGGACCTCCTCGCACGCCGGGGGCCCTTCGGGGCCCTGCCTGACGGTCCGCACCTGACAACCCACGACTTTGGAGGTCCGCAACCCCATGGCCAGCTTTTCTCTCGACGACATCCGTTCCGCCGCCGACGCCAAGTACGGCTCGACCGACATCACCGTGGACGAGAAGACCACCGTCCACCTGCTCAACCCGCTCCGGCTGCCGAAGGAGAAGCGCGCCCAGCTCGCCTCGATCCAGGACCAGCTCGACGCCGAGGGGGACGTCGACCAGGAGAAGGTGCTGTCCGACGCGATCCGCCTGGTGGCCGACCACCCGCGCAAGGCCGAGGCCCTGCTGAAGGCCGTGAACGGTGACCTCGCGGTGCTCGCCGAGATCTTCGAGACCTACGGCAAGGGCGCTCAGGTGGGGGAAGCCTTGGCCTCTGCCGCCTGATCGACGACTACGGGGAGGGGCTGTACGCCGACCTCCGGTTCCACTACGGCATTGACCTGGTGGACGTGATCGAGGGGCGAGGTCCCTCCCCGTACTTCGTCCTCGCGCTCGTGCGGAGGCTGCCTGACACCTCCCTGACCGTCGCTCTCGCGTCCGGCGGCCGGGACCAATTCGGCTGGGGCACAAACCGCCACATGCTCGCCGACGTCTTCGACGCGATCAACCAGAACACCCGGGCGACCGGCAACTTCAAGAAGCCACCCAAGATCCCGGCCTGGCCCCGCCCGAAGCCGCTGAAGCAGCCGGCCAAGGCCACGCCCGATCCCAAGCCCGGACGCCGAGTCTCCGTGGCCGACATCTACAGGAGCTTCACAGCCCGGAGGTAGCCCATGCCCGCAGGGCAGGTAATCGGCCGCGTCAGCGTCCGCGTGCTTCCCGACACCGACTCCTTCCGCCGCGATGCGCAGAAGAAGCTCGACGTGATCGAGAAGCAGCTCGAAGTCCCCGTGCAGACCAAGGCCGACATGACCGGCTTCCTGACGCAGATGCTGACCGAGATCCGCAAGATCTCGCAGCAGAACCGCCAGTCGGACGCACGGAAGATCAAGCTGTACACCCGCATCGACACCAGCACGATGACCGGCGAGCTGGCCAAGGCCATTCGGCAGTACAACGCGAAGGCTCGGTCCGGCTCGAAGGTTCAGCTCCAGACCGAGCTCGACGCGGGCGACGTCAAGCTGGCCATCAGCGAGGAATCGCTGAAGGAGATGACGCACAAGCTCAAGAAGTGGCGCGACGACAACAGCCCGCTCAAGATCAAGATCGAGCCTGACGTCGCCTCCTCGTCGAGCCTCGCGGCCAGCGCCCGCCTCGGCGTACTGACCCGGCCGCGGACGGTGTCCATCGTTCCGCAGATCAACAAGGCCGCCCTCGCGAAGGTCTCCACTCTGCTCGCCGCCCTGTCCGGCCTCCGGGTACTCGACCGGCTCTTCAGCGGCTTCCGGGACTTCATCAAGGATCTCGACCGGAGCGTCCCGCTCATCGGCACGCTCGCGGCGGCCATCGCTGGCGTCGCCGGCTGGATCCTGTCCGCGACGAGCAACCTCTTCGCGCTGTCCGCCTCGCTGGCGAACATCGGGCCGACCATCGCCCTGCTCCCCGGCCTGCTCGGGGGCTTCGCGGTCGGCATCGGCGTCACCGTCGCTGCGCTGAAGGACTTCAACAAGGAGATCCCCGAGGTCAAGGCAGCGCTTCACGCGCTCCAGGACTCGATCAGCGCGAGGTTCTGGGACCAGGCCAGGGCGCCGATCAAGGAGATGGTCGACGAGCTCCTGCCCGAGTTCACGGCCGGCGTCAACAAGACGGCCACGCAGCTCGGAAACTTCTTCGGTGGCCTGGCCACCAGTTTGAAGGGCGCCCTCGACCCCGAGCTCAACCAGATGTTCGTCGACCTCTCGTCGTCGATCCACATCGCGACGACCGGCACGGGCGCCTTCGCGAACATCATTACCGTGCTGGGCCGTGTTGGTACCAGCTATCTGCCGCAGCTCAGCCAGTGGTTCGTCAACATCTCCAAGCAGTTCTCGGACTTCCTGAAGGCCAAGGGCGACAACGGGATCACGGCCGAGATCGACGAGGGTATTCAGGCCCTGAAGGATCTCGGAGGCGTCCTCCACAACACCTACGGCATTCTGTCGGGCGTCGCCAAGGCGGCCACCGATGCCGGCGGTACGTCGCTCGCCTCGCTGAACAACGCGCTGGCTGGCATCCACAAGACGGTGGACTCCCCCGGCTGGCAGTCCGGCATGGTCGACGTCTTCAAGGCCGCGCACACGGCCATGGACAACATCGCCAACCAGTCTGGGCCGGCAGTCAAGACGCTCTTCAAGCAGCTCGGCTCTCTGCTCACCACAGTGCTGCCGGAAGCCGGCGACATCATCGGCAAGGCCCTCGGCGGCATCGCCAACGCCCTCTCGCAGCCCGCCATCTCGCAGGGCATCAGCGCCCTGTTCGACGGCCTGGACGGCGCAGTGACCGCGCTACTTCCCGCTCTCGACCCGGTCGGCCAGCTCCTCGCAGCACTGGCGCAGGTAGTCGCCACGATGCTCCCCGTCTTCGCCAAGCTGGTCTCGGCCGCGGTGATCCCGCTGGCTGGCGCGCTGTCTGCGCTCGCACCGTCGATCACGCCGATCATTTCGCTGCTCGGCGGCGCGCTGACGCAGGCGGTACAGATGCTCGCGCCGTACATCCAGCAGCTCTCGCCGCTCGTCGGCCAGCTCCTCAGCGCCGCATTCGACACGCTGGCCGCCATCCTGCCTCCGGTCACGGCCATCTTCGGCGACCTCCTGGCAGCCGTAGTGCCCCTGGCGAAGGCGCTGATCAGCAACCTGACTCCCGTCCTGCCCGTGCTTGGCGACGCGCTCGGTCAGGTGCTTACGGCGCTGGAGCCCCTTGTCGAGACGGCACTTCAGATCGTCACCGCGGTCATCCTGCCGCTCCTGCCGGTCCTGTCGCAGCTCCTTCAGCAGCTCCTCCCGCCCCTGGCGGACGCCATTACCCGAGTCGCTGAAGCGATCGAGCCGATCCTGATCGCGCTCCTCCAGGTCGTGACCGTCCTGATGCCGGTCCTCGCGCCGACCATCAGCTTCCTTGCCACCCTCCTGGGGACCATCCTGGTCGACGCGGTCAACGCGGTCGCCGAGGTCTTCGAGGGCCTGGTCGAGATCTGCATCGGCGTCTGGGACACCATCGTCGGCGCGATCGAGCTGGCCTGGGGCCTGATCTCCGGCATCTTCACCGGCAGCTTCTCGACCCTGGCGCAGGGCTGGTCGGACTTCTGGAACGGCATCTACAACATCGTCCACGGCGTCTGGGACATCATCCTCGGTGCCCTGCGGCTGTTCCTCGACATCGGCTTCCTCGGGGAAGTCAGCAAGGGAATGAAGGCCATCGGCGCCGGCTTCCAGGCCGGCTGGCGGGTCATCACGGACCTGTTCACCGCGAACTTCGCGACGATTCGCAGTTACATCACCCTGTTCAGCTCGGGCGCTCGACAGGCGTTCGTCGATGCCATGGCATCCATCGGGCGGTCGATCTCGTCCGCTTGGACCACGATTCGCACGACCGCTGAGACCGAGCTCGGCAAGCTGGTGACCACGGTCTCCACCTGGATCGGCAAGGCGGTCACCGAAGTGGGCACCCTGCCCGGCAAGGCGCAGGCCGCACTCTCGACGATGAGTACGGTACTGGTCGCGGCCGGTAAGGCGCTGATCACCGGGTTCATCGACGGCATCAAGAGCAAGTTCGGGGCGGTCAAGTCCACTCTCGGTGGCCTCACCTCGAAGCTGACGTCCTGGAAGGGTCCGGAGTCCCTGGACCGCGTGCTCCTGGTGGGCGCCGGCCAGCTCGTCATCGGCGGCTTCATCAAGGGGCTGGAGTCCCGCTACGACGCGGTCCGCAGGTCTCTCCAGGGCCTGACGGACGATGTCGCCGGCACGCAGTTCCAGATCCCGGGCGTCTCCGCGGCCGGGGTGTCCGGTGGTGTAAGTGGCGCAGTCGCGGCGGCTCTGAGTGGCTCGACTGGAGGCACGACGAAGGTACTCAACTACTACGCCGCGCCCGGCAGCAGTCTCGGGTCCGAAGAGGATCTGTTCGCCGCCGCCAACCGCGCCCGGATGGGATGGTGATCGACGGATGCCCAAGCTCCTCCTGTCGTCGGACTCCGACGTCCTCGACCTCAACGAGATCATGGACAAGGGGTTGGGCTACCAGGCGAAGACGGGGGTGACGGGCCTCGGCCTGCCCCCCGTCAGCGTCCAGTGGCTTGAAGGTGCCGGCGACGGCGCGATCTACCGCAGGCGTCGAGTTCTGACCCGCGACATCGACATCCCGCTGGAGATCCTGGGCCGAGATCGAGCCCACCTCCAGCAGCTCACCTCCCGGCTGGCCCTCGCGCTGGCCGGGAGGTGCACCCTCACTCTGCAAGACGACGACGGCACCCGATGGACGACGGATGTCTACCGGACCGGCGGCGGGGACTACACGTACGGCGGTGATACGACCGGCGATCGGGACATGGAGATGGTCATTACTTTCCGCTCCCCCGATCCGTACTGGACCTACTCCGAGGCCCAGAATCGGTACATCGGAGGCGACGACACCGCGGGGCCGTTCCTGAACAACCTGGCCCAGGTGAAGATCACCGCCTCGCAGGCCATCGGCGAGATCGAGCTCGACAACGCGGGCGACGCGGAGGCGTACCCGATCTGGGAGATCACCGGTCCCGGACGGAACTTTGTCGCCGTCTCCCCTGCCGGAGAACGCCTCGCCTGGAACGGCACTCTCACCACCGGCCAGAGCCTGACGATCGACACCCGCAAGGGAACCGTCGTCGACCAGACCGGCGCGAACCGGTACGCCGAGCTCGGCCCGGCACCGCGTATGTGGACGGTCAAGCCGGGCCTGTCCAGCGCGACCGCCCAGCTCGAAGACATCGGCAGCACCTCCAGGATCGCGTGCTCCTGGCGACCCCGGAAGTGGATGGTGGTGTGAGTGAAGCTCTCGGACATCACGGTCGAGGTCCGCGACAAGTCCCTGACTCGTCGCGGCCTCATCCGTCCGGAAGAGCTGTCGATGACGCTCACCGACAACTTCAACAACATCGGCTCCTGGTCCCTGACCCTGGCGGCCGAGAATCCCCTCGCGGACGTCCTGCGCCAGCCCGGCGCCGGCATCATCGTCACCGGCCCGACCGACGTCCTGATGTCCGGGCCGATGGTGAAGGCCGAGTTCGCGGCGACGCAGGACGACCCGGGCGGGTCCATCAGCTTCGACGGCGTGTCGGACACGGTCATCCTGGCCGACACGCTGGCGTTCCCCGACCCGACCAACCCGGACGGCGACAGCCAGACACTCGCTCACGACGTCAGACAGGGCAAGGCCGAGGACGTCATGCACGCCTTCGTCATGGCCAACATCGGTCCAACGGCCCCGGCCGAGAGGCGCAAGACGGCGCTGATCGACAGCCCCAGCCAGCACCGCGGCCCGGACGTCACCAAGTCCGCCCGCTTCCCCGTGCTGGGCAACCTGCTCGCCGAGACCGCCCTGTTGGGGAGCCTCGGATTCCGTGTCATACAGCGCGGTACGAACCTCGTCTTCGAGACCTACGCCATCACCGACCGGACCAATCTGATCCGCCTCGACGTAGCCAACGGCACGCTCTCCGGGCAGCGTGTCGCCATCAGCCCGCCCGGCGTCACGCGCGCCATTGTGGCCGGCCAGGGGCAGATGACCGACCGCCAGTTCCTGGAGGTCGACACCGATGAGTCGATCGCCGCGGAGGCGGCCTGGGGCCGGCGCATCGAGTCGTTCATCGACCAGCGCCAAACGGCCGACTGGACGGAACTCCAACAGGCCGGCGATCAGGCGATGGCCGACAGTGGCTTCACCGCGGTCAACGTGCAGGTCGTCCCAATGGAGGACGGCGCGATGCGCTACGGCATCGACTGGGGCCTGGGTGACAAGGTCACCGTGATCGTCGAGGGCCAGGAGCTCACGTCCAACGCGACGGGCGTGGTCATGAAGGCGGACGCGGACGGCTTCAAGGTCGGCGTCCTGCTGGGTGACCCGAGCGGCTTCGATGCGAACGCCGCGCTGTCGAAGCGTGTGACAAACACCGAGACCCGTGTCTCACAACTGGAGCGGGCGTCAGACAGTGGCGGCGCCACCATCACGGACAACGAGATGATGTCGATCATGGGGGGCTGGTAATGGCGACTACACCCAAGGCTTTCGTTCGATCCGTGGCGCCGACCAGTGCCACGACCATGTACTCGGCACCGGATGGCGTGACGCCGATCGTGACCAGCATCGCGGTATCCAACTCGGCGACCACGCCGGGGTCGATCACTATCACCCTGGACGACGTCGCCCTGATCTCGGGTGCCGTGGTGCCGCCTCAGGGCGTGCTCACTCTGGATGTCAAGCAGGTGTTCAGCTACGACATCTCGGTGCTCGGTGGCGCCACCTCACTCGGCGTGCACATCTGCGGTGTGGAGGTGTCGTCCTGATGGGAGTGACTCTTTATCCGGACCCGCGCCCCCGCGGCGTCATCGTCCGTCAGATCGTGAGCACCAGCGCGCTGGTCGGCAACACCGAGACGATGATGTACACACAGACCTTCTACGCGGAGGCCGGACGGAACTACGAGATCCACTTCCGCACCGCCGTACTCGGCAACAGCGCGGGCGACGGCACCGCAGTGCAGTCCGGCCGCACTATCTGCCGATGGGCCGCCGGCTCCACCGTCACCACCGCGGGCACACTTATCGGCGACGTATACACCACCGCCTTCGCGCCCGACCTGACCCGCGCATCCGGCGTAGACGCCACTTTCAACCTCATCTCCCCGCCGGCCGGCCTCATCACCATCGGCATCAGCCTGTACGCCCTTCGGCAGCCGGCAAGCACCTACGGCAGCGTGCACTACGGCACCAACGGTCAATCTGAACTGTTGGTCTCCGACAACGGCGCCACGGCAACCTAGGAGGAAAAACTAGTGACTCAGAGCAGCTACCCCTTCGATGGCCAGTCCGTCAGTGAGGCTCAGTTCAGCCGCTTCTTCCGCGAGCTCGCCTCGCACTCCGGCGTCGCCGACACGCTCGGCGGGACCAGCTTCGCCGTGACCGGCGACAGCTCGGGCATGCAGGTGAAGGTGGCCCCCGGTTTCGCCATCATCCGCGGCCACGCCATCCAGTCCACGGCGATCGAGACTATGGCCATCGCGGCGGCCAGCGGAGCCCAGCGGTATGACCGCGTCGTCCTGCGCCTGGACCCGACTGCGAACTCCATCCTGATCGCCGTCGTGAAGGGCACCTCCGGGGCTGGCGCGCCGGCGCTAACTCAAACCGACACCGGCATCTACGAGTTCCCCCTCGCCACCGTCAGCGTCCCAGCCGGCGCCGCAACCATTACGGCCAGCCAGGTGACCGGCGAGCGCGAGTTCCTGGGTAACACCGTGGGCGGCTGGACGACCGCAACCCGGCCGCAGGGCCCCCGCACTGGACGACTCGGCCTGAACGGGTCGACGGGCACCTGGGAATACTGGGACGGCACGCAGTGGAAGGATCTCGCGCCGACCGTCACCTGGTCGTCCGTCTCCGGCGCGCCAGCCACCTTCCCCCCGAGCGCGCACACGCACCTGTGGGCCGACATCACCGACAAGCCGGCCGCCTTCCCGCCGGCCACCCACTCGCACGACTGGAACTCGATCACCAGCAAGCCGACGACCTTTCCGCCGGCCACCCACTCGCACACCTGGACGTCGATCACCAGCAAGCCGACGACGTTCGCGCCGAGCGCGCACTCGCACTCCACTTACCTGGAATCCGGAGACACGATCTCCTGGGCCAACGGCTCGAAGCGTCCCTACAGCAACACCGCGACGGACGGCACCTGGTACTCGGTGTGGGTCGAGGGCTCCGGCAGCTTCTGCCGCAACACCAGCGCGAAGAAGTTCAAGGAGAACATCGAGAGCTTCGAGATCGACCCGGACACCGTCCTCGCGATGCGGCCGGTCATCTACGACCGCAAGGGCAAGGTCTCCGAGGACACCGGCGAGTGGAAGGAAGGCCGCAAGAACGAAGTCGGCCTGATCGCGGACGAGGTCGACGAGCTCGGCCTGAAGTGGCTCGTTCAGTACATGGACGGTGAGGTCGACGGCCTGCGCTACGACCTGCTCGGCGTCGCTCTGCTCCCGGTCGTCCAGCGCCAGGCCGAGCAGATCGCCGCGCTGGAGGCCCGCCTGACGGCCCTGGAGTCCGCGTGATCGACCCGAATGTGCAAGTGTCGCTGATCACTGCTGGCGGTGCCGTGGCGGTCGCCGGCCTGGGCCTGCTCGTCGAGTACATGCGCCGGCAGGTCAACGCCATGAGCGAGGTTCGCGAGAACGTGCAAGTGGCGCGGGATCATGTCGCCAACACGCACACGACCAACCTGCGCGACGACCTGGACTCGGTGGCCGCCCAGCTCAACCGAGTCCTCGAACTACAGGAGCTGCACGGCCGAGAGCTGGGCGCCCTGCGTGAGGACATGGCGCACGAACGGCGCGAGCGCCTGGCTGTGGCCTCCCGACTCGACGACCACATGGCCGCCACTACCTGATCGCCCCCTGTCATGGCCCCCCTCCAGCTCGGAGTCGGGGCCTTCGTCTTGCCCGAAGGAGATACGCATCGTGACCATCAAAGGTCAGGACTGGTCCAGTCACCAGGTCGCCGAGCCGTCCACCGCCGGCCTCAGTTTCGTCATCATCAAGGCCACCGAGGGCACCAGCTACACCAGTCCGAACATGACCAAGCAGACCGCGCACGCCCGGAAGAACGGCCTGCTCGTCGGCTTCTACCACTTCCTCCGGCCCGGCGACATGGCCAAGCAGGCGGCGTACTTCGTCGCGAAGGCGGCCAGCGTCGAGGGTGACACCTTCTGGGCCGACTGGGAGGACCCGAAGGTCTCCTGCGCCGACAAGGACGCCTTCCTCGCGGAGGTCAAGCGGCTGCGGCCGACGCACCGCGTGGGCCTTTACTGCTCGCGCGATTTCTGGGTCAACCACGACCACACCTCGGTGTGCGGCGACGCCCTATGGATCGCCCAGTACAACGGCTTGGCCGGCGCCCCGAACATCGAGCACGCCTGGGTCATCGACCAGTGGACCTCGACTCCCGTGGACACCGACGTCGCGAACTTCGTGAGCAAGGCCGCCATGGAGACCTGGCAGCGGGCGCTCATCCCCAAGCCGGCCGCTCCGGCGCCGGCCAAGCCGAAGCCAGCGCCGGCCAAGCCCGCGGCGAAGCCGGTCGTCAGCCTGGCCCACTTCCTCGCCGCCCAGAAGGCGGACAGCAAGGGGAAGCAGGGGCACACCACCTACACGGCCGAGGCCCTGGTGGTGGAGAAGGCGCTCCGTACCGAGGGCCTCCTCGCGGCTCAGTACGTGGATGGCAGTGCCGGCACCAAGACCAGGGTCGCCTACGCGGCCTACCAGCGTCGGCTCGGCTACAAGGGCAAGGACGCGGACGGCTACGCCGGCCTGTCGAGCCTGAAGGCGCTCGGCAAGAAGCACGGGTTCGGGGTAAAGGCATGAGCCCTCACCTCAAGCGGGTCATCCGCACCTTTCTCCAGGGCGTCGTCGGAATCGCGTCCGCGCTTCCCGGACTGCTCTCCTCTGCGGGCCTTGGGAACACCGTCCCGTACGCAGCTCAAGCGGTCGTCGTCTCGACCGTACTGGCGCACGTCATGGGACTCCCCGCAATCGAACAGGTACTCGATAAATTGGGTATAGGGCTTATCGACAGCGAGTAACAAAGCCCCCGTCGGTGCACTCCGGCGGGGGCCCCTCGACCCCTCACTGCCGCTTGGACTTCTCGATCTCTTCCAGCGTTACAACCTTCGGCGCCCTGCGACGCCTGCCAGTCGGACCCGCGGGCGCCGCCTTCTTGGCGGGCACCGCCTTCTTAGCCGACGTGGCCCTCTTCGCGGGCTCGGACGTCTGGCCGACAGCGCTCTCAACCATGGCCGTCACCGCAGGGTCGAGCCCCTGCACTGGCTCCAACTCGCCCTCCTCCAGCCACTCTTCGAGCGGCGCGCCATGCTCGGCGCACAGGTCCTTTTCGATGCTTCGGCCGTCACTAACGCTGATGACGTAGGTCTTGGCCGGGATCAGCTTGCAGGTGTCGCAAGCGGTGACCTCGATCTTCATGCCGTCTCCTGGTGTGTATCTTGGTGTGACCCCAACGATACTCCCGCACCATTGACGCACTTGCGGTAGTGTGGAAGTGTTGCAGAAGCATGGATGGAACGATTGAGTGAGTAAGGAGGAACATGGGCAAGCGCAAGATCCAGAATGAGACCGAGGTCGACCGCTGGTTTGAAGAAGGCTTGACATACCAGCAGATGGTCGAAAAGTACCTTGAGCTCTACAACATAGAGACCTCCCCTTCAATGTGGGGGAATTACCGCCGCCGGAAGCGTCTGGAACGGCGGATCGTGCGCGACGACGACCTCATCCCCTGGGCCGTGAAGCCGGAGCACCGCTGGATCTATCCGCTGGTGATGCTTCGAGTGGAGGCTCGCCGCCGGGCCGGCAAGGAACTCACGGCTGACGACGCCGGTCGCCTGGCCTCCTGGTTGCAGATGCTGGACGAGGCCGAGGCTGTAGTGCACTACGACCCCGACACGGAGGAGGGCTTTTTTCTGGTGCCTCGCCAGCCCGGGGATGACCTCATTCATCGACCCAAGGAGAAGACTGCACGCCCGAACGCAGACAAGGCGATGGACAACGAAGACTGAAGATGATCGCAGGTCAGGCGCAGAACAGGGCCCCCCACATCCGTAGTGTGGGGGGCCCTGTCGTTGCCCAAGAGTAGGGTCCACACAGTCACATCCTCAACTTTATTACCTGCGCGATGCAACCTTCTGCCCGGATTGCGGGTCGAACTGTCGAGTCGTGGAGGTCTTGTGAAGCTTCGTGAACAAAGTGTGAGCGTAGCCCTTGACAGCCCTTGACGGCTCATGAAGGATGAACGTCCGGCTACACTTACACACAAGGAGGTCGTAGATGGTCCATCGCCTGGGGGGCGGCCCTTCTTTCGCACCGGGAGGATGGAAGGGTGCGTACACCTCTCCTGACGGACTGATCCAGCTCGTGGTAGACGAGGAGGAGTACAACTTCTACATCGACGCCAAGGAAGGCTACAGCGCCCACCTCATGAGGTCGGTACTTCTGATGGCCTCGCAATACAACCTTGAACTGCTGGACGACAGCGAAGGAGACCCCGAGTTCGTGGATGACGAGACGATCCGCATCTACCTGTGCCCGAGGCCGGCATGCGTGCCGGAGCTGGCGGTGGTTGCGTGACCCTGAACCTGATGGAACTGCCGCAGGCCAAGCCCCTGCACCCCAACATGGCTGTTCCGCGCGACGGCTGGGGCCGACCCCTGGTCGTCCCACGTGGCGGCGGCAAGCCCAAGGGGCACACCCGCACGACGACGTTCATCGACTGCATCGAGGACAAGTCGAACATCGTCGACTGGAAGGCACGTAACGTCCTGATCGGCGTCGCGAAGCGGCCCGACCTGGCGGCCACGGCCCTGGAGTTGGACCCAGAGGACCCGGCCGACAAGAAGCGGCTCAACGCCCTTGCCGAGCAGGCGGAGGACGCAGCCGGCGCCAACGAGAAGTCCCGCAAGGGCACTTACCTGCACGACCTGAGCGAGTACGCCGACCGCGGCGAGCCGCTGCCCCGGACCGTCTCGGGAGCCGACCTCGACGACATGGCCGCATACATGATGGCCACCAGCGCGCTGACGGTTGTGGCTGTCGAGCAGTTCGTCATCGTGCCCGAGCTGTCGGTGGGCGGTACGTTCGACCGACTGTCGCGCTACGAGGGGCCCGGCCCGGACGGCAAGCCGATCGAGGGCAACTTCATTACCGACACGAAGACTGGCAGCATCGAGTACGGCCGACTCAAGATGGCCAGTCAGCTCGCGACCTATTCGCGTGGCGTGCTGTACGACCACACCAGATTCCCCGCGCCGAGCAAGGACGACAAGAAGGCGTTCGCGGCCTGGAAGAAGCAGGAGTTCACCGCCGAGGAGGCCGAGCAGGCTTACTCGTCACTGCCTCCCGTCAACCAGGACTGGGGCATCATCGTCCACTTGCCGCAAGGGCAGGGGGTGTGCAACTTGTACTGGGCGAACCTGCGGATCGGGTGGTCCCTGGCGCAGCTTGCCCTCACCATCCGGGAAGCACGGTCGACGAAGGGGGCGCTGACACCTTTCGTGACGCAGGCCACATGATCCGAGCTTGACGCACTTGCACAATGTGTGTAAGTTGAACAACGTCACCGCGAGAGAGGAGCACAACACCGCGTGAAGATCACGATCAAGTACGGCAAGGGCTACGACGACACCTGGGCGGTCTTCGAGGGAGCGACCCCGGAGGTCAGGGCCGACATCATGGACTACTTCGGCATGGACCCCGCCACGCAGGTCGGGCTCAGCCTGAGCAGCGTCGTCGTCAACGCGACGCAGATCGCGCACGGCAAGGGCCTGATCGCCACGTCGCTCGGCGCCACGGTCGTCGAGGAGACGGCCAGTGAGCCGGCGCAGCCGGCTGGCGACCCGTGGGCGACCGCGGCCAACACGTCCAGCAGTGTAAGTGTCGCAGAGCAGCCGGCCGTGAATCCGAACGCCTGGATCCTCGGCGAGATCGAGAAGCAGACCACGGTCGACGGCCTGAAGAAGCTGTGGGCCGAGAACCAGAGCTTCTTCGCGGACGCCTCTGTGATGGCGGCCTGGAAGGCGAAGGGCAAGGCGCTCCAGGCGGCTGCCGCGTGAACCGGTCCCCGAGTAAGACCGGGGACATCCTCCTCGTCATCGCGGTGATCGTCCTGGTCGCCGCGTCCATCTGGACTTGGACCTCTGCGCCCTGCGAGGCGTGGCGGTTCGGAAAGGCCGGCGACATGCCGGCCCGCTGCATCACCCACAAGTAATCACCCCGTAACTGCCCGAGCGGGCAACGAACGAAGGAGATCAGACACAGTGGCTCTCAACCTCATCGACATCCCGGTCCAGGGCGGCGGCTGGTTCAAGCCCGCGGACAACAAGGACGCGGCGGCCATCCTCATCGAGGTCCACAGCTTCGAGCGCCAGCGCCCCACCCCGAACGGCCCGAAGGACTCGGCCCTGTGCGACGTGACCGTGTTCAAGGACGCGGCCTCGCTCGCGGCCGGCACCCCCGAGGTGACCAAGGGCCAGAGGATCGAGCAGACCATCCTCGCCCGTGACCTCCAGACGATCGTCGGCGGCGCGACCATCGCCAAGCTCGACCAGACGGCCCCGACCAAGCCCGGCCAGAAGCCGGCGTGGGTCTGGCGCCCGGTGACCGACGCCGCGGTCCGCAACGCCGTGGTCGAGTACGCCACCAAGCGCGAGGCCGCCGCGGAGGCGGCACTGGCGGACGCCCCCGGCTTCGACGACTAGTCCCGCCGGCCACCCCGGAAGACGTCTGCCCAAGCCTTGATCATGTCTGCGCGCTGCTCCGGGGTCGTATCCCGAAAGGACACGAGCACAACAGCGGCTGGTATTGCGACAATCAGCGCGATTACCCACGGCGCTGTCACGAGAAAGTGTCCGACCCAAGACCACACGTTCCATCCTTCGCTCGACTGCCCGCGAAACGGGTGCCGAGCAGGCGCCCGCAACGACAGGCGGATGCCTGTTGTCGCACGGTGCCCGCTTGCCGTGCGCCGTCAATGACGGTTCGTTGCGGTCGCGTAAGGACCAGGGTGTTGCTGGGTCGTGCGGGCTAACCACACCTCAAGGCCACTGGCCCCAGGTCGCTGGACACGTCTGCACGTCACAACCCCCCATCTGGGGGGCCTCTCCGAACGTGCTCGCACTATGAATGTAGCACGGCGCTTGCCGTGCGTGACGACGAGAGGAGGCACATGAGCCCGCGCCAGCGGGCAGAGAGGAGGTCTCGATGAGGCCGAGTTGGGAGGGGGCTACCGCATGCTGACCCCCGGTAGGGCACTCGCCCAGAACGCCGAGGCCGGCCGCGAACTCCCCCGCGTCGAAGCGTTCGACGACCTGTACGCGATGGGCGTCCGTCCCCGGCACGGCGAGGTCGTGATGATCGCCGGCCGCTCGGGCACACAGAAGTCAGGCTTCGCCTTGTTCTGGGTGGCGCAGATGAACCTGCCGACCCTGTACTTCAGCGCAGACATGAGCGCCTTCACGGCGTCCTCGCGGCTCGCGTCGATGATGACGCGGGACACCTCGACGATGGTCGAGGCGGGCATGGCGGAGGGCGGCAAGTACCGACAGGGCTACATCGACGCGCTGGACGGCCTGAACATCACCTTCAGCTTCGGCTCGCCGATCTCCTGGCGCGCGGTCGACGAGGAGATGGAGGGGTTTGTCGAGCTGTGGGAGGCCTATCCGAGCGTCCTGGTCTTCGACAACCTCATGGACTTCGAAAACGCGGAGAGCGATTACACCGAGCAGATGGCCGTGATGCAGGGCTGCACCGAGCTGGCCCGTCACACGGGCGCGACGGTGATCATCCTGCACCACGCAAGCGACAAGGCGTGGGAGGCCAAGACCTCGCCCTGGTCCCCGCCGAGTCGGGACCAGGTGAAGGGCGGTCTCTCCGAGAAGCCCGAGCTCGCGTTGTCTGTGGCTCTCGACCCGACGTCGATGGCCTACAACGTGGCGTGCATCAAGCAGCGCATGGGTCCGTCCGATCCGACTGCCGGCCGCTACGCCACGATGATCTGCGAGCCCGAATACACCCGCTTCAAGAAGGCCGAGAAGCGCGAGATCATCCAGGCCGCCAAGGCGGCGCCGACGCAGGAGTGGACCCCGTCGAAGGTCGCACTCAGCTAAGAGGAGGTGTGTAAGTTGAGCAACAGCATTGCTGCACGGAACCAGCACAACAAGCGCAAGGGCGCGGACTGGGAGATCGAGTTCGCGAACGGCATGCGCGAGGAGGGCTTCGACATCGAGCGCCTGCGCCTGGCCGGCGCCGAGGACGAGGGCGACCACGTCATCCGTGAGGGCCGCGGGCACTTCATCGTCGTCGAAACGAAGAACGCCAAGTTCGAGCCGGGCACGTTCATTGGCGAGGCCGAGCGGGAGCGGCTGAACTTCGCCAAGCACCGCGGCCTGGACCTGGACGACGTCGAGTCGATCGTCGTGGTCAAGCGCCGTGGCAAGAACTGGCGCAAGGCGTTCGTGCTGACCACCGTCGAGGACTACTTCGACCTGGAGCCTCAGTGATCGGGGTCATCGGCGGCGGCAAGACGCAGGCCGAGCTCGACGAGATGCACGACGACCTGGAGGCGTTCTTCGCGTACGTCGAGGACCCGGAGTGCGAGCTCGACATGATCCTCGCCGTCGAGGAGGAGTACGGGGTGGTGCATCCGTGAGGTTCCCGCGCATCGACAGTGGGTCGGCCGGCGCCGACAGCAAGCCCGTGCTCGCCGCGGTGCTGCATCACTTCGACGTGGACTTCAACGACCAGCGCAACTCCGGCATGGCGAAATGCCCGCTGCATGAGGACCGGACGCCCTCGTTCTCCTACCGGCTCGACGAGGGGCTGTGGAACTGCCACTCGTGCTCGAACGGCGGGGACAGCTTCTCGCTGATCGCGAAGTACCACGCGATGCAGCTCGGCAAGGAGCTGACCTTCCCCCAGGTCAAGCAGTACGCGAAGGATCACGGCCTCGAAGAGGGGGCGGTCGTCGAGAGGAACGACGGCTACTCCAGTCGATACGGAGGCGGCCACCGGGCGGCACAGAAGAAGGGCCGCACGCCGGCCGCAGGCGGCTACGTGCCGGCCTGGAAGAGGAAGTAAGGAGGTAGGACAGCTTGGCCGAGCACGACCCGCTCACGCCGCTCTCGACGTCCCAGAAGGAGATGCTGGAGGAGGCGGTCACCACCTACCAGCGGCACGTCACCGCGGAGGCCGCGAAGTACCTCCTCAACCGGGGCATTGGCCGGGAAGAGGCGATGGCCTTCCGGCTGGGGATCGTCGCCGACCCGGCGCCGGGCCACGAGAAGTACCGCGGCATGCTCGCGATCCCGTATCTCGGGCGCGACGGGCAGCCGCTCACCGTGCGGTTCCGGTGCCTCGTCGAGCACAACCACCGCGACTACTTCCACGGCAAGTACAACACGATCAAGGACGACATCCCCCGCATGTTCAACGTGGGGGCCGTCCACCGCGCAGGCGAAGAGATCCACGTCACCGAGGGCGAGCTCGACGCGATCATCCTGACCAAGCTCGGCCTGCATGCGGTCGCCATCCCCGGCGCCAACATGTGGTTCGGCCGGCACAGGCGGATGCTCGCCGGCTTCAGCCGCGTATGGAGCTGGGCCGACCCCGACGACGCGGGCGCCGAGCTCACCGGCAAGATCACGCGCGCTCTACGCTCCGCGAAGGCGGTGCGCCTGAAGGCCGACGTGACCGACACCTACCTGGCACACGGGGCGGAGCACGTGCTCTCCCTCGCCGCATAGAAGGAGGACCGACAGTGGTGGAAACCGAGACCGTCGAGACCGAGCAGGCGCCGAAGAAGGGTGGCCGGAGGCCGGATCCGATGACGCAGCTCATCGCCGACGTGAAGGCCGCGATCAAGAACCTCGGTGAGTACGAGGTGACCGAGATCAACGACCAGCTCCGCCAGGGGCACGACCGCCGGGCGGCGGCCTGGAGCAACGAGTACCGCAAGAGCGGCCGGCTCGACGGCCTGATCCTGGGGTACGCCTTCGAGGTGCTGAGCAGCTACGAGCACGAGCGGCGCCACGCCCTCGTCCAGCTCGCCGCCGTGGCCCTCAACGAAGCCGCCCGCCCGGACGGTGCCAGGTGAGCGCCGAGGAGGAGTTCTTCTCGGAGGACTGGGAGGGAGTCGAGGTCCAGGAGGAGGACGACGAGGTCGTGGACGTCTTCGGCAACGTGAAGCGGGCCGCGTCCATCCTGGGCGACCTGCGGGCCGCCCTCCGCAAGGAGGGCTTCACTCGCGAGGAGACCTTCGACCTGGTCCAGACGTTCTGGGCCTCGGAGCTGGGGGTGTTCGAGTGACCCTCGACTTCGAGATCGACTGGGACGAGATCCCCGAGGAGCGGCCCATCGTCTTCCCGGGCAAGCGGCCGGGCGGCGAGCTGCCCCACGTCCTGGTCGTCGAGGAGCACCCGGACGACGGCTTCACCGTCGAGCACATGCACGACTGCCTCGACCAGTGGGGCGAGGTGGCGTGCGACGTGGCCTTCAACGAGGACTGGGTGGGCCTGGACGAGTTCTTCCATCGCGCTGACGTCGAGGCCGGCGAGAAGGCGACGGACGGCCTGATCCCCGGTCGCTACTGGGTGGCGGCATGGTCGTCGGAGTATTACTGCTACTCCTACGGCACCACCGAGTACGACCACGGCGTTGCCCTGCTCTACCCGGAAGAGGCCGAGTGAGGCTGGCGGAACTGCCGGGTGAGCCCGGCCCGACCCTGCACGACATCTACGCGGCGATGACGGAGGCGGAGCAGGACGCCTTCGCGTCGCACCTGCTGGGCGAGTCGTCCGCCGACTGGCTGAGCGCGACGCTCCGCCGCTTCGGGCACGACGTGTCCGCCACCACCATCCGTACGTACCGCCGGGCACTCCGGCAGGAAGGAGGCTCCGGTGAGCGAGCTGCTTGACGAGCTGCTGGCCAAGCCGGTCGGCCCTGCGGTGCCGGCCCGAGTGACCGACCCCGAGCGGGACTTCACCCGGCAGATCGAGGTCAAGGGCGACGAGGCCGACGTCACCGTGCGGGGCGAGTCCTTCGAGGACAACGAGTCCGCGGCCACCGCAGTCCTCCAGGGCCAGGGCCTCGACCCGTCCGAGTGGACGGTCACCGGCCTGCGCTCGTCGGAGTGGACGATGGCCAACGGGGAGACGGGCGTGTCCACGCGCTTCACCTTCGCCCGGTGTGTAAGTGTCGCAACGGTCGAGCGGCCGGCGCTCGACGAGCTCCTGGCCGCGATCAAGGCGAGTCCCGTCATCCACCCGCTCGACGAGCGCGACGGCGAGCACACCTTCATCGTGGCGCTCGGTGACATGCAGTTCGGCAAGCTGGACGGGGACGGGCCCGCCGGCACGCTTCAGCGCACGATCGAGTGCCTGGATCAGGCGGCCGAGCTGCTGGCCCTGTACCGGCTGCGGTTCGACATCGGCCACGTCCACGTCGCCTGGCTCGGGGACCACATCGAGGGGTTCGTCAGCCAGGGCGGCGCGAACACCTGGCGAACGCAGCTCACGCTCACCGAGCAGATCCGCCTCACGCGCCGGGTCATGCTGCACGCACTCCTGCTCTTCGCGCCGTTGTGTGAGCGGCTGACCATGGCCGCGGTACCGGGCAACCACGGCGAGGCCGTGAGGCTGATGGGCAAGGGTCTGACCCGGTACGACGACTCGCACGACACCGAGTCGCTGATCGCCGTCAAGGACGCCTCGGACCTGCACCCCGAGCGGTTCGGGCACGTCGAGTTCTACGTGCCCGACACGGACGAGCTGACGGTCGTCGTCGACTGCTCGGGCACGGTCGTGGCCCACGCCCACGGCCACCAGTTCCGACCTGGCAAGCACTTCGAGTGGTGGAAGGGCCAGGCGTTCGGACGCAGCTCGGCCATGCACCAGGCCGACGTGCTGCTCGCCGGCCACCTGCACCACGAGTTCGTCGAGGCGGACGGGCCGCGGACCTTCATCCAGGTCCCGTCCATGGAGTCCGAGTCCACCTGGTGGCGGCACGCCAAGGGCGCCGAAGGCGCTCCCGGGCTGATCGTCGCCGTCACCAGCAAGGGCCGCGTGCCCGTGAAGGAGGTAGTGAACTGAACATCATCGAGATCACGAACGCGCACGACACCGCCGAGCAGGCGTCCGCCGACTGGTCCCTGACGTACGACCCCGAGGTCCAGCGGATCGCCCACCGGGCCGCCCGAAAGGCGGGCGACCAGTACGGCAACACGCTGGAGGTTGAGGACGCCTACCAGGAGGCACTACTGGCCATCGCGATGAGGCCCAGTGCCGCCAGGAGCGCCTACGAGACGGGCGCTGGCGCCCTGTACTGGTGGATCGGTCAGAGGCTGCGAGACGCCCACCTGACCGAGGCTCGGCACCGCTCCAAGGCGAAGTCCTGGGAGGTCAACCAGGCCGCCCTCGAAGCGCAGGGGTACTAGTGGCCGCCGGCTACACCCGCGCGATCGTCGAGAAGACGCTCACTGCGATGTGGGACCCGGACTCCCCGTACGGCATGAAGAACGAGTCGGCTCCGGATGCGGACATGCCGAGGGGCTACGTCGACAAGAAAAAGGGCAGCGACTTCGGCGCTCATCTCGCCGATGTGCGCCGCGCGTGGGGTGCCGGCCCCCTGTCCCTCGTCGAGAAGCAGGCCGTCTTCATGCGGTACGCGCTCGACCAGGAGCAGGAGGTCATCGCCGGCTTCCAGCGAGTGACTCAGCAGGCGGTCTCGTACCGGATCGAGCGGGGCGTCGGGAAGCTGGCGGCCCACCTGAACGGCCAGAAGTACATCGACGGCTACGACCAGCTCGACGGATCGGGCGTGTAAACGTGGCAGGGGGCAGCCGCTCAGGGCTGCCCCCTGCGACAGCGAGAGACGCATGCGCCGCCAAAGGGACTTCGCTCGTGACCGTCGCCCCCCAGGGCAACTGGCGGGCTCGCCTACAACCGCGCCTGCTTCCGGAGCCTGGCCGAAGTCACCGAAGAGACCTGGCCGGACACCGCCACGTACACCCTCGACGCCTGGCGAGTTGACGGCGTATGCGCATTCTCGGCGGCCGTGGAGTGCGGAATCTGAGCGGCGCAGAAGGCGAGCACAGTGAACCCGCTCACGACGCTCGTCGTGAGGGCCTCATAGGTCGGCCGCCCGAAGTGGTCGGCCACCACCCACACCACGAGCGTGACTGCGAAAGCGATGAGGGATGCGTAACCCCAGGTCACCGGATTTTCTCCTCCGGAGTAGCGGTGACTGGTGAACGCCCGACGCTCGTTGGACAGTCTCGACCCAGCCACCTGAATGAACAGATGACAAACTCCTAGGCGGCCGTCACTGTCGTGACGTTAATGCCCTCCAGAGGAGTCGTTTGGTCGAGTCCTGTCGCCTCGGCTCGCTCGGCGTTGGTCTCTCGGTAAAGCTGGGCAGAGCCCTCAGGGTGCCCCAGATGGGGCCAAACCCTGGCCACCCCAGATCGGCGATGACCGTAACTTTCGGTACGTTGACCGCTCCCGACGAGCCGATTCGGGAACACCCTGCGCTTCTCGGATCAGCGGATACTGACCGTCAGCCCGAGATTTCTTGGCGGGTGCCCGTTACGTTACGGGGGGCAACGCCATGATCACAAATCGAGGATCCGCATCCCCGGCGCGGGGTCAGCTCCAATCGCGGCCGGCCAAGCAGGCGCGACAGCGTCACGGATGCCCCTACCTGCGAAGTCTCCTTCACGGGGGCGTCGTTGCCCTCTACACTGGCCCACGATCCACCACCGGGGAGGGGACACCATGGGGATGACACGCAAACTGCTGTCCATCAGCACGCTCGGCCTGATCGACTTCCGCTCCGACAAGGAGCGCACCGCGGCCTACACGAAGGCCACGAAGCGGCAAGCGAAGAAGCAGACGAAGATCATGAAACAGCAGGCCAAGCAGAACCGGTAGACCACTGCGCCCCCCGACCGCAACGGTCGGGGGGCGCCTCCCTTGTGCTGCACCTCGAATTCGCATGGAGCAGGCGCAGCGACCCTTGTTGCTCCAGCGGCACGGCGAAGGCTCTCCGCGGAGAGGTCAGCCGGACCGCGGATCGCTACGCGGCCGGGGTGGAGAAGTGACCGGTCTTCACGGCGTCCACGAAGTCCTGCCACTGGTCCGCCTCGAAGCTCAGTGCCGGCCCAGCTACGTCCTTGGAGTCTCGGCAGCCGACCATCCCGTCACGGAGTCGCGTCTCCAGGCAGTTGCCGTTCTGACCGCTGTAGCTGCTCTTGAACCAGTTTTCGCGCATTTGGATAGTTCTCTTTCTACTGGCGAAGCTGCTGGGCAACTTCCCCGATGAAGGACTGTGAGGCAATCGGGCTCAGCGCTGCGGCACGCAACCGGTCGAAGCAAGCTCCGTAGTAGCCCGTGTCGGCTGGCGTCTCCAGGTACGAGTGTGCCGTGTGGTTCTCCAGCAATACAACTTCCAAATTCGCAGGAGCCGGGAATTTGTAGATGCTGAAGGACCACGGCCCTCCCCGGTACGCTCCGACTGTAAATGGTAGTACCTGGAGGGTGACACTCGGAACCTCCGAGAGAGTCATGAGGTGGCGGAGCTGCCGATGCAGGACGTCGGGCCCTCCGCACTGCTGCCGAAGGGCCGCTTCACCGAGGATGATCCACGCTTCGAGCGGGGCCTCGCTGCGCGTGATCGCCTTCTGACGCTCCATCCGGACGGCGATCCGAGCCTGAGCTTCGTCGTCCAACGGGCCAGGTTCGCCGGCTGCGATCACCGCCTCTGCGTACTCCTGGGTCTGGAGCAGGCCGTGAACGAGTCCCGGCTCGAAGGCCCTGAGGTCGGCGACATCTTCCTCCAGCCCAACAAGGTCAAGGAAGTCGTCCCGAAGCTGATCTTCGAGCGCCCTCCACCAGCGACGCTCACGGCTCTCCCGGGCAAGGGCCAACCAACCGTCGACCGCCTTGACGTCCGTAACGGCGTACAGGTCCAGAAGCGCTCGAAGGTCGATCTGCCGAATGCCCGACTCCCCCTTCTCGATCCGGCTGATCTTCGACGCGTTGCACCCCAACCGGGCCGCCGCATCCTCCTGCTCCAAGCCAGCTTCCAGCCGTAGCCGTCGCAGGTTCGCCCCAAGGACCCGCCTGCGGACCGTGGGTCGCTGTACGACCGCCATCTGACCTCCAGGGTTGCACGCGAACGAATATGCCAATCAGTCAACATGCTCGACCAACCAAGTTGTACCACTTGCAACTTGGGCCGCTCCGGGTCCATGCTATCGGCGTCGCCACCGCAACTGACGGTGTCGCACCCGTTACACATGCCTGTGGAGGGGGATCATGAGCCAGACCAGCAGCTACTTCAGCAAGCTGGAGTTACGGTGTACCCCCTCTGCCATCGGGTTCGCCCGGCGTCACGCCCGCCAGGTGTTCAACGAGTGGGAAGTGCCCAAGGCGCTGTCCCTGGACGCCTCCACCGTGATCTCCGAGCTGACCACCAACGCAGTACGGCACGCCAGACAGCCCGTTTCTCTGGTCAAGGTGAGGCCGGGTCAGCCCAAGGTCCTTCCGGTGTATGCCCTGGGTTTGTGGATCACGCGCACCCAGCTCCGGGTCGGCGTCTGGGACCTCGACAACCGTCTCCCTGAGCCCCAACCGGCCTCCCTGGAGGCCGAGGGCGGCCGTGGTCTTCTGATCGTGGACGACCTGTCCAAAGGAAAATGGGGAGCTGTCCCGGTAACTCCAAGGGGAAAGCTGGTCTGGGCGGCGTTGCCGCTCCCCACTGACTATCACCCTCCTTATGTCGCGATCATCTCGTTATGCTCCAAACGCCGAGAGGCGGTCGGCGCATGA